GTATTGGTGAGTTATGGGAAACCTCGTATGGTATCAAGGGTAGTGGCTTGGTTTGGTTGCTTTTCCAGCTCTTGTTGGGTGATGTTGCCGACTCATACACTCCTAAACAGTTCTTTAAGAAACGCTATGGTGAGAAAAGTTTTTATAAAGAGTTTAAAGACATAAAAGATATTCAAGAGTTGTTTATTAAATATCTAGAGCGATGGAAGTCTTTAGTACCAGATGTTGTAGAATATGCCGATGTCTTTGGTGTGGAACAAAAGAAAACTAGGTTGGAAATTATAGAGTTGTATTTCAGTTGTTGTTATATGCGTATTTATAATGACGATAACACAACATTCCAGAGCTTACTAAAGGAGTATGGTGTTGAGTATTAATGATCGGTATAAAATAGAGAAACGCACAATTCAACGAGATGGGTTTTGTCGCGGTTGTGATACTAAATTGACTAAGGGGGATGAAATTATCTACACGTATTCGTTCCGCAATCGTGGTCAAAGTATTATATTTTGTTGTGGTTGTGCAAGAGTCATCGGTGGTTTGGTGTCTAAACATGATTGATTTAAGGAATTCTTATGAGTATTGATAAATACGATGTGTTGCGATATGCAGAGACATTGAGTGAAGAAGATTTACAACTGCTACGTGAACAGTTAACTTTAATCCAGAATGTTAAATACCCTGTGGTGTTATCAGAGGTGGTGAAAGTAGATACGGATTTAATTAAGAAACGGATTCGTAATATTCCTCCATATAAGCCTGAACCACTTAGAAGTGTTGGTAGTGGTGAATCACGACCACCTTTTGTCCCACCTCCACCTAAAATGGTCTGGAAAGATTGTATTTGTGGTAGTTGGTGGAAGGTTGTTCACCGTAAAGATTGTAAATGTGGTGGTGGAAGATTTGTTCCAGAGGATGAATTGTGAGTATTGATTTAGAGCAAGAACTTAAATTTATGGCTCAAGAGTATGGGTTGTCTGAAAAACAAGTTGCTAACTGGTGGCGTAGTGCTATTAGACAAATGTGGGGAAATAGTCCATTCAAACGCAAGATGGAAGATGAAGCCAAGTATAAGATTGTTAATGATAACCCTAAGAGTATGAAGAGATACCCTTTAGTTGATAGAATTAATTGTGTGAAGTGTGGTGGTGTATTTTCTCCTTCTAACATCCAATTAGATCATATTGAAGGGAGTAATAGTTGTAAAGACCTTTCTGAAGCAGAATCCTTTATGAAAGCAATCTTATTTACTTCTAAAAACAATCTACAATGGTTGTGTGCTGATACTTCTCGTATTCGTAATAAGAAGAAATACATAGTCAGTATCGGATGCCACTCTCTGAAAACACAAATTGAGATGAATCCATCGCTAACACAACATGAAGCTTGGTGCATTAGGGAGCTTGGTCGTATTAAAAAATACGAATCAGTTATTGACACCATCCATTCCCTTAATGTAAACTCTGTCCCTATACCTAAGACCAAGAAAGGTCAGGAAGAGTTGTTATATAAATTATTGTTGGAGAGTAAGAATGAGTGAAGAAAAAGTATTTTCAGTAAGTTTGTACTATAGTGGCTCTTATCACATTGATGTTCAGGCTGAGAACAAAGTTGAAGCTAAGAATATTGCAATCGAATTACTAAGAGATGAAGCTGATATTGGTTTCTCTGTAGAGTCAGTTGATGTATTTGAGAATGGAGAATAATTTGGAACTTAAAGAGTGGCATAAACGAGCCTTAGAGATGAGGGAGCAAGGTTTCAGCTCTCGTCATATTGCAGAGAAGTTGTTAGATCGTAAGAGTGCTAAATCATCAGTGAATGATTTCTTCAAACGATATGATACTTTGAATGTTGTTGGGGATGATGTTAAACATCCTGAAAGCGTTTGGGGTTGTGATGAACAAATTGAACTTGTTGTAAATAAGTCTTTAAGTAATATCAAGAAGAAGCCTACAATCTTGGTTATTGCTGACACTCAATGCAAGAGTGAAGAAGGTTTAGATTACATGCTTTGGGTTGGTAAATATATTGCTGATAAGAAGCCTGATATTATTGTTCATATCGGTGATCATTACGATTTCCCTAGTCTATCATCTTATGACAAAGGTAAATCAAGTTCAGAAGGTCGTAGACTTAATAACGACATTGAAGCTGGTAATCGTGGTTTTGAATACTTAAACAAGTTTATCAAACAAGACCCTTATTACCATCCTCGTAAAGTTTTCTGTCTAGGAAACCATGAACATCGTTTAGACCGATATGTGGATGATAATCCTGAGCTGATTGGTACGCTGGGTGTTGAGAAACTTCCATTTTTAAAGTATGGTTGGGAAGTTGTACCTTTCTTAAAACCAATTGAAATTAATGGAATTTTCTTTGTCCATTACCTTGCTAACCCATTTACAGGTAAACCTTACAGCGGTAGTGCTTTGAATATCCTAAAAACTGTTGGTCGTTCTTTTGTTGTAGGACACAAACAATGTCTTGATATAGCAATTCGCCCTACAATTGATGGTAAACAGCAGTTAGGTATTGTTAATGGTGCTTGCTACGATTTCCCAGAAGGTTATAAGGGTTATCAAGGTAACAATCACTTCAGAGGACTCACAGTTCTTCACGAGGTTGACGATGGGTTTGCTGTCCCTATGTTTGTAAGTTTGGATTATATGAAGGAAAAATACCACGCTTAATTAAGTGGTATTAAGGAGTTGTTTAATGTATATTTTATTTATTGCTGATTTTGATGAGAATGGCTCAGATGTTGTAAAGCTTAATTCTTTATCAGATGTTATTGTATATTTAGGTTGGGAAGAAAATGAAGATTTAGTTTCTGAATTACTTTCAAATGGTGTCGTTGAAGGTGAATGGCATCATTACCACTTGGAGATTGTTTAATGCGTATTATTGAAAACCCTAAAACAAAGTTAGAAAGTGTAGACCTGATTGACGATAATGGGGTATTATTACGAATCACTCCTGATAGTTTACTTGAGGTTGATTACGATAGTAATTATGGATTGACTACACGTTGTTTTAATCACATTTACAATACTACTGGAGCTGTGATGCCTAAGCATCAAGAATTAAGCTTCACGGTTAAGTTTCTAGAGCATACTCTGACTTTCCATTTCACAGGTGATAAGGCTGATAGGATTGCAGAATCGTTATACAAGTTAAAAGATTATTAAATTGGAGAATATTTTGAATACAGAGAAAGATGAAGAAGTTGTTATCAATGACACCTTTCGTGATTATTACTACGAAGTTTTAACACCTAAAGTTGTGTTGTTTAACAAACTAGTTGGTGGTGATTTTAAAACCTTAAGCGAAGAAGATAAAGCTTCACGTATTGATTTACAAATTGATATTGTGTCTGAAGAGCTTATTAAAGAGTATGCTGTATTCTTTGCTAAGGATCAGATTGAAGAATTGGATGCTATTGCAGATGTTTTGTTTACCATATCTTATTTACAATATCAACTTAAAGTGTGTGATGAGCAATTCTTAACTGAGTTAGACATTAATCATGATCGTTTACAATTCTTGATGTCACAGATTGGTTTGTTCTTTGAGAGTATGTACACTCACTTTGACTTAGATATTATTATCAAAGCAACAGATTTAGTTGTTGAGAATAACATGTTAAAGTTTACAACTGATAAACAAGAGTTTGATACGTGGGTTTCTCCTATCGGGGAGTTTTTAAAACCTAGTGAACAAACAGTTGACGGTGTAACTTACTATTGTTTTGTTAATGAGAGTGGTAAGGTTCGTAAGAAATACGGTTTCCCAGTGGTAGATTTAACAGGTTTGGTTGAAGAACAAAATATCCGTGACAGTAGTTACGATGACAAGGAGGTTTTAAAAGATAATGAGTAATAGTAAGTTTTCTGGATTTAGAAAATACTTTGATGCTGTAGCAAGTTTACATGATGTGATGATGATTGCTAATGAAATGGAAGAGTTTGGACTATTACCACACCCTAAAGATAGTATTGAGTTGTTAGAGTATATCTTACACACATACTTTGGGTTTGATAAAGAAGTGGTGATGTTTGAAAACTATGACGATGAAGGTAATAAAGTCTTCCATTGGTACTCAGCACATCACTGTACGCATCGTTCTAAGCTCACTGGTGAGGTTGTACGAATGGATAGGTACATTGGTGCAGAACGTATTGATAAAGGCTGGTACGACACGGGAATGATGTCTACAGAGACGTGGGGGCTTTATAAGGGTGTTTAACAGCACCCTTTTCTATTTTATAAAAGGTCTTTCTGAATAAGACCTATAAAGGGTTTTACTTCTTAAAATTCGTAAAGGATAAATATGATTTATATTATTGGTTTGTTGTGGATATTGTATAGTGGATTCTGGTTTTACATGTTAAATGACTCTGTACGGAATAACTTAGAAGGGTTGGAAGAAGATTATGGTGATAAATTACCTGAGCAATATTTAAAAAACTACTTGATTTGCAATTTAATTGCAGCTATTATTTCTCCTGTAGTTCACTTGTGGCAGTTATTCTTCTGGTTTATGAAGACTGTTGTATTTGGAGCTATTGATTTGATTAGTGATGTTGTTAAAGATTTTAAAGGGAAGAAGTGAGTTGATTGAACATATTGTAAAACGTAATGGAGATGTCGAGGAATTTGATCCTCGTAAGTTGAATGGTTGGGGAGAGTGGGCTTCAAAATCATTGGGTAGTTATGTAGATTGGTCTGAAGTGGTTTTACATGTTGCTTCAACATTAAACCAAAAGACTACATCAGTCGAGTTACATAACGCCCTCATTGATTTTTGTTTGACTAAGCGGTCTTTTGCCTACAATCGAATGGCTGGTCGTCTGTACGTGTCTAAGCTATACAAAGAGTTGTACGATGATAAAATTCCAACAATTAAAGAGGTTTTTACAAAACTGACATCCGTTGGATTAATGTCTGAAAAACTCTTAAACTCCTTTTCTGATGAAGAGTACATGCAGCTTGAATCCATTATTAATCATAAGCAAGATTTAAATTATGCACATTACCAAATCGAACAAGCGATGGAGAAATACTCTCTTCGAGATCGAGCAAAAGGTATTATGTATGAGACACCTCAGTTTGGTATGATGCGTGTCGCTATGGAGATGTGTAAGAATCGAAAGAACCGTATTGAGCGTATATCTCGTCATTATAAACAGTACAGTAATGATGTTTTAAATGTTCCATCTCCTTACTATATGAACAGTGGTACAGATAAGCTTGGATTAGCTTCTTGTTGTGTTCACGATGCTTACGATAAAGTTCCAAGTTTGGCTACTGGTAATCACATCTCTTACATGATGACGGTTAACAGTGCTGGACAAGGAAATAAAATTCGTACTCGTACTGTTAATGATCCTGTTCGTGGTGGTAGTATTCCACATCAAGGTAAAAAACCTTACTATCGTGCAGAAGTAGCGATGATTAATGCTAACCTACAGAATGGTCGTGGTGGAGCAGAAACACAGTCGTTTGATTGTATTGATCCAGAAGCAGAGGAAATATTAGTTCTCAAGAACCCTATGACTCCATCTGCTCGTCAGATTCGTGGTTTGGACTATGCTTTTTGTTATACAAAGTTGTTTGTTGAGAAGGCAGCTAAGAACGAAGATTGGAATTTGTTTAGTTTGGCTGATTGTCCTGATCTTTATGAAGCGATTTACAAAACAGATGGAACGTTTGAAAGGCTTTATAATGAAGCTGTAACTTCTGGTAAAAGTCGTAAGGTTGTGAAGGCTCGTGATTTATTACGTAAAGCTTTAACAGAGAGTGTGGGTGTTGGTCGTATTTACCAGACAAATTTATGGGAAAAGAACTATCATACGCCTTTTAAGTCTTTGATTTTATTATCAAATTTATGCCAAGAAATAGCATTACCTACGCATCATTACGACAGTGTTGAGGAGTTGTACTACTACCGACATGTTAAAGATTTAAGTTTACCTGAAAATGTTCGAGAACATTTCTCAAAACTTAACGAAAGTGTTAAGGGTGAAGTTGCAGTTTGCTCCCTTGCTGGAATCAATGTTGGTAAGATCAAAGGTAAGGTTGGTTCACCTGAATGGGATGCTGAGTACGCTGAAGCTGCTTACGTTGCGCTTGATATGATTTATACAGGTATTACAGAAAGTGAATACCCGTTACCTCATATTGAATATACAGCTAAGAAGCGTATGTCTGCTGGTGTCGGTATTGTTGATCTAGCACACCTTATGGCAAAATATAAACTAACTTATGACTCTCAAGAAGGTCGTGATTTAATCCATAAAGTAGCTGAATCACACTATTGGCATCTACTAAACGCTTCTATTAAGTTGTCTAAAGAGTTTGGTGTTGCTGAGTGGATGGATCGTACTAAGTGGGTTGAAGGGTGGTTACCTCTAGACACTTACAATCGAAATGTTGACGAGGTTGTTACGGTTGGTTTGCAATATGATTGGGAAAGTGTTCGTAAAGAGTTGGTTGAAAATGGTGGACATGCTTTTTCTGTTCTAGCTGCACATATGCCAGCAGAAAGCTCTTCAATCAAGTCTGGCTCTACAAATGGAGTTTACCCTATTCGAGACTTAGACTTAAACAAATCAAACGACACCAACACTGTTAAGTATGTTGTTCCTGAGTCAGATAAGCTTGGTAAGTTTTATCAAAATGCTTATGAGATTGATGTTGAAGACATGGCTAAAGTCTATGGTATTATTCAGAAGTGGACAGATCAAGCTATCTCTGCTGATCAATGGTTTAAGGTTCAAGGGAGTGACAAGATTAAATCTTCTGAGTTGATGCGAGGATGGTTTGCTTGGAACTACTATGGTGTTAAAACTCGTTATTATGTGAATACATTAACAGCTAAAGGTGTTGACTTAAACGTTGAAGTTTTAGATAATGTTGACACAGAATGGCAACCAGATTCCAATTCAGAATGTGAAGGTTGTCGCCTGTAATTTAGAACTTGGGAGGTTGAAAGACCTCCTTTTATTAAGGATGTTAAATGATTTTTAATACAGAAAAAACTGCTGAACAATATAGTGATGTAACTTTGTTTGGTAACGGTGATGTTGGTTTACTTGATACTGTAAATAAGAAGTTTCCCAAGTTGTTCTCGTTGTACAAGGAAATGAAAGCTCTTGACTGGGAGGAAAACGAGTTTGATTTCTCACAATGTTTGATCGACTTTGATAAAGCCCCGAAAGATGTTACAGATATGATGGTGGAAACTATTATGTGGCAGTGGGAGAGTGATAGCGTTGCATCACAATGCCCTGCTGTTCTTGTAGCACCATACGAGCCTTGTACAGAACTTTGGGAAGCGGAGCTTCGTATTAACGATAATGAGAGTATTCATGGTAACACTTACTCTGAGATTGTTCGTATGGGTTTTCCAGTACCTCAAGATGTTCTTAAGAATATGCTTGAAAAAACAGAAGCTCATCGAAGACTCAATGTTGTTGGTAGTGTGTTAAAACAGTTAAAACAAAACTCACTGAAACTAGCTTGGAAGAAAGAGTTTGAGGGTTATGAAGTTACTGAGAAAGATTGGGTAGAAGATATGTTAGTCTTTTACTTTACAATGTGGTGCTTAGAGCGTGTTCAATTTATGGATAGTTTTGGAACTACATTTGTTATTGCTCAGTCTGGATGGTATCAGGCTATCGGGCAGGCTGTTAAAAAGATTTGTCAGGATGAGTTTGAAGTTCATTCTGAATTTCGCAAAGAGGTTGTTCTAGAGATTATTTCAACACCATATGGCAAAGAAGTTTTTGAAAAAGTTAAACCAAAGCTTGTTGAAATTTTGGAAAATGTTGTAGATAGTGAAATTCGTTGGACTATTGAGGATTTGTTTAAGAACGATACTCGAACCCTAGTTGGTACAAACTCTAAGTTAATGACTCAATGGTGCTTGTTTAATGCAAAAGCTGTTGCAAACACTTTAGGGTTGAAAACGAAATATACTTTCCCGAAGAACAATCCTATGCCTATTTTAGAGGATTGGATTAACATGAACAAACAACAATCTGCTCCACAAGAACAGGATAACCCTGCTTACAAGGTTAATGCTGTGGAAGTTGATGATGAAGATATTATTTTTAAATACTAAGGAGAAGAAATGATTACTGTATACTCTAAAGACTCTTGTGCTAAATGTAGCCAAGTAATTATGCTGCTAAAGATGAAAGGTGCTGAACATGAAGTATTAAAACTTGGTGTTGATTATGATTTAGATAAAGCTAAAGAGCTTGCTAACGGTCAACGAGAGTTTCCTTTGATCTACTTAGATGGTGAACATCTAGGTGGGTTAGAGAAGCTAAAAGAATATTTAAAATAAATTTATCAAGAATGTGACACATAGTGGTTGCATTCTTTTTTAATACCTGTTACTTTAAAACTGTTGGATGAATTGGAAATTGATTATTCGGAGCTTTTAAAATGAAAATACTAATTACTGAAGTTGTTATGGATGAATACAAGACTGCCTACAACATAAATCTAGATAGTGATCACGAACTCATATGGCAAGACGCTTGTAATGAGTATGAAATATCAGAAAGTCTTTTGTATAACATTAAAAACCACAGTGTTATAGGGTGGGTTGATGGGGTGAATAGATTCCGTAAACCTGTTAAACGCACTTACATGTTAATTCCAGAGTAGTTGAGGCATGTTAAAGATGAAACTAGAAGATTGTTTTGTTGGACAGAAGGTTGGATTACACTACGATGGTGAGGTGTTAACAGGTTTTATTGAACACTTAGATGGAAATATTGCAAATGTTTATCTAAGTGGTTTAGGTAGTGGTAACGAAGTTAATGTTAAATATTTACTAGGTGTTATTAAGGAAGTTATTAAATGAAACTAGAGTTTAAGAAAGATAATTCATATGTTGGTCGTAGTAATCCATTTTGGACACACCCTTCTTGGGATTTACTATTGAAAACGGTTGAAGATGAGTGCGAAATCCACAAGATTAAGAAGTTTCTAGATTCTTTTGGTGTTGAGCTTAAACTTATTTGGTTTGAGGATGATTCTTCTATTTCAGAAGAAATTATAGATCAATACTTTGACGGTGATTGTGACGTACTAACAAGTTGGAATCCAATAGTACCAGATGGAAGTGGATGGGTATTATTGTCAATTCATGATACTGAAGATGGTGCTGTATCTTTATGGGGTAGAAATAAATGAAAATTGATAACTCAGATATGTTTTACGAAGATTTAGAGAAATACAAACGTCAACATCGCAAACGTCAGAAAGATATGCGAGAAGTTAAACGTTTAACTCGTAGTGTTGAAAGATTCTTAAAGCAAAAGACTAATGTTGATGCTGAACAGAAGTATTATTGGGAGGTTTGATCTCATGTATTCGATCAAGCATTGTTGTTGTCACTCCAACGCATGTAATTTTAATTGGGAGTTATAAATGTATATAAGCATTCCAAGAAGTGCTAATAAGTCTTACCTATATAACTTAGCTAAGAAATACTTGGGAACTTACTTAATTCTAAAGGATGGTGTTTGGTATAAAGTTACTAAGCAATATTCCTCAGTGAATAACAAGTTGGTCTATTTAGGAGAAACAGAGGAAGTTTTTACGCTAGGTATGGGAACTCCTTATGTTATTGAAGATGAGTTTGTAGAATGAATACGAATAAAATATTTGGTAAGTTATTTGCTAATATTGAAACAGATGAGTATAGTATCAACAAACACATTGATGAATGTTTACAGAAGATTGAAGATACTTGGTCTGATGTTTCTGTAGATTACTCTAGTGTAGAAGAATACTTCTTAGAGTTGGTTGATGTTGATAGTTGGGTTAGTAAGAATTGGATTACATTTAGTGTAGAGTTTAAGGAGAGCTAGTGATGTTTGAGTTAACTGAATATCAGCAAAAGAAGTTTAAGGTGTGGGATGAAGTCTGTAGAAAGGAAATCCTAGAGAAACAGAAAAAAGAGATGACTGAAGAAGATTATGTGTTAAAAACCTGTAATGGTGAGCACCCATATTTCGGAGCTATTGGTGGTAATTATACATGGTCGTTTACTCCTAACTCTATTGGTATGGGGGTTTCTGTAACAAACAATTATCTAAAAGAAAGTTTAGATTTAACAGATTGTGATAGTTGGTGATAAAATGAAAAATGAAATTTTTAAGGATTCAGACCCTGATGGAACAGTTAAATGTTTTAACTATGGGGAGTATCGTGGAAACAAATTACCTCTAGTTTATACTAAAGGTGCGAGTATTCCACACCCTATGAAGAAAGGTGAAGTTATTCAATCTATGAAAGTTCAAGTTATCCATGAGGGTGAGTTGAAAGATGTTTTGGAAATTGATTTAAATTTAGTTTTTGGAGAGTAAATAAGTGTCAGAACAAGCATATTTGGACTTACTAAAAGAGTTAGTCCACAAAGCGGAAACAAAAGGTTTTCGTGAAGTTCGAGATGGTCACAAACGATGCTCTCTATTTGGTCGTCAAATTCGGTTTAACTTAGAAGAAGGTTTCCCATTAATGACACATAAAAAAGTGTTTGTTCGTGGAGCTTTTGAAGAGCTTATGTGGATGCTTCGAGGTCAAACAGATGTACAAACCCTTGAAGAAAAGAAAGTATTCATCTGGTCTTTATGGAAAGATGCTCTCGTTGACTACGGTTATCAAGAAGGTGATCTTGGTGCAATTTACGGAGAGTCTTGGCGAAACTTTGGTCAGGTACAAGATTTCTGTGAAGTTAGTGCTAGTCTGAACGATGGCGATGGTTGGTTTGATGTACAAGAGGGTTTTGATCAAATCGAATGGGTTATTAATGAGATTAAGACAAACCCTTCGTCATCTCGTCTAATTGTTTCAGCTTGGAATCCTCATGTTCACTGTGTTTCTGGAAAAGCAGCATTACCACCTTGTCACACTTTGTTCCAGTTTTTTGTTGAGGATGGTGTTTTAAGTTGTCAATTGTATCAACGTAGTGGTGATTACATCATTGGGAATCCTCTGAATATAATCTTCTACGCGATGTTAACACATATCATGGCACAACAATGTGATTTAGATGTTGGAGATTTTATTATTACCTTTGGTGATGTTCACCTTTATTCTGACCAGCTAGAGATGGCTAAGGAAATTCTGACTCGTAAGACCTACCCTTTCCCTAAGATTGAAATTAACAAAGCTAAAGATTTGTACTCTTACGAATGGGATGACATTAAAATTCTCAACTATATTTCAGGCGATAAAATATCTATCCCTGTTGCTAAGTGATGGTGTGAATATGTATCAAGAGAAAAAGGTAATCCACATCGTTGCTCGTGGGTTGAACGGTGAGATTGGTGCTGACAATAAGCTGTTATGGTACATTCCAGAAGACTTAAAGTTCTTTAAAGACAGTACGATTGGTCATGTTGTTTTGATGGGTAGAAACACTGTTGAGAGTTTACCTAAGCAATTAAGTCGCAGGGTAATATTTTGTGTTAGCTCAAACATTGGTGACAGGTCTGAGAAACACTCTTATAAATCTATGAGCTTAGAATCTGCTTTATCTGTTGGATTGTGGCAGTCAAAACAATTAAAGAGTGATAAAATCTTCATTGCTGGTGGTGCTCAACTATATAACTCAACATTTGGTATTGTTGATGAACTGTGGGTTACTCAAGTGTTTAACGAATACCCAGAAGCAGACACTTTCTATCATATTCCAGAAGGTTTTGAAATGTTTGAAAAGGTTATGGGTGTAGATACAGAAGATTTGCTGTTTACTTTTCAGAAGTGGAAGAAATTTAATTAAACTTAAGAGTGTAATACTAAGGTGATTTTTCATCAAAGATATTGCACTCTTTTTTGTTGTGTGTATAATTAAATACATATTAACTTAATTGAGAATTGAAATGAACCAAAAAGAAATGCTATTCAACATCCTTGAGAATATAGATAAGACAACGAGTAGTGTGAGTATCAGTCGTATGCTCAATCACTACCCTTTTATCAAATCTAAAGCTACCCTAATTACCACTATTTCAATCACGAATGATGGTTTTACAGCTTGTATTTCGAGTAATGATGTATGTAACTTCACAATGTTTGATATTGAGGATGTGTTTAATTCAAAGAATTACAATGTTGAGTATGAAGGGGTGTATCAAGAAGTTTTAGAATTTGTTAAACCTTTGTTGGAAATTTAGGAAGAAGTATGTCTGAGGATAAACCAAAGAAACAGCGAGTATTTGAAGTTGGTGCTTGGTGTAGAGTAACTAAAGGTTTTTATCGTAACCATAAATGCTGGTGTGCATACAAAATTGATTGCGATATTATTGGAAGTATGTTTTACTTAGAATCACTAGGGACATACTTTAGTGAAGATTATATTACGTTTAATGTTGGAGAATAGAATGTTAGTTAATATTGCAAACATGGTGATCAATACCCATAACATCACTTTGATTACAGAGGAACATGGTTATGCTGTGTTGCATTTTATTGGAAATTATCCAAAGAGTGTTACATTGTCAGTAAGCTTAAACGAGTTTATTAAATATCTTGAAGATGTAGGAGTAACTACTCATGGCTAAACAAAAGCAAGATAACAAGACAGTTGATATTGTGTTGTTAATCTTGCAAGATAAGATCGAAGATCTTATTGGTGATTATGAGGAGTCCTTATCTACTTGTTATGAAAAATGCGACAAATATTGGTGTGAAACAATTATTAGAGATTTGAAAGGACTGTTGGAGAATTAATATGAGTAAGAAAATGATTTATAATTTCACTGTCCCTGTTCGTGGTGAAGAGTTATTTAGTGTAATTGCTGAATCCTATGAGGAAGCGTTGGATAAAATCAACAATGCAGATTATTATATTGAACCATCACTTGAGGATATTGATTGGGATTTTGGATTTAGAGGTTCTGAAGAAGAGTTACCTAAATGCTATACACTAGAGGAGTATGATGAATGAACATTAAACTAAAAGACAATTGGGTGTTAACAAAATCCCCTAACAATATTATTCTTGGTAAAGTTACTAAGCGTAAGAATAAACTTGGAGAAATGGAAGATCACATCCAAAACATAGGGTACTATACAACCCCATTTAACGCTGTTTTAGGCTACTTAAAGTACGGTATTAGGGATAGTATAGCTGAGAGATTTATTGAGCTAGAACAGGCTTACAACGAGCTTATCGGTAGTGTTTCTAAGGGTGTATCTGAGTGGTCTAGTGAACAAGATAAGATTCAAGCTTTAGAGTTGGAGAATAAGACTTTGAAAGCTAAACTCAAGAGTTTAGAGTCTAAGTATGATAATTTAAAGTTTAGATTGAATAGTTTGGAGAAGTAAAAGTGAAACAAGTAAATATTATTTCTGTTAGTGACTTTGATAAGTTAGTTCAAGAAACTTATGGTAGGGTTTATTCCTTTCAGCAACAAGATGGTTGTAAAGATCGACAAACGGTATATCTAAGTGTCCCTTCTGAACCAGAAGATTATGATAATGATACTGTTCCAGAAAATGTGAACGATGATGAGATGGGGGTTAGTTTCAGTGCTTGGTTAAGTCGAGACCCTGAACAGAAATTAAACACAACAGATTCTTGGGCTGTTAAATACGGTTTAAGTTTGTGGTGGGAGAGAAACTTCTACCCAGATGTTAGTATGGTGGTAAACGACTTACATAGTAAAGGGTTGTTACCTGAAGGTGAGCTTGGCATTTGTATTGATTGGTAGTTAAGAACAACAAAGGGAGCTTATCGCTCCCTTTTTAACGATTATAAGAAAGTTTTAAATAAATTGTTGACCATTTAAAACAACTCTGTTATCTTTAACTAATAAACAAACATTCAGGAGAGTACCTAACGGTACTAGGAGAAACACAATGAACATCAATGAAATCACATTTGAAGTGAAATCTGTAGAGGGTACAGAGTTGTTTGAATACAAATTTAATAATGTACCAGATTATGAAACTATTACTTTCTATCTTGATGAGTTAGTAAACTGTGATGGTTTGGATATGTTGCTAGAAGATTTATCTAAGATTTCTAAATCCCACTTCCGTAGTATGTCTGGAGTGTATAATACACCTTATGGTCGTTTAATGATTAATGGTGATCATAATCTTGGTAGTTATGAAGCGTTATTAGAGGTTGTTGAGGTGTATTATGAAAGCTAATCAGTTTGTCAAGACGTTTGGTTGGGTTGAAGCTAAAAAGATATTAAACGCTAGAAGAACGTGGGTTGATAAGAAGTCTGGTAGAGAATTGACAGATAATTCTTTTGTTCTAAAGACAAGAGCGTATGAGTATGCCATAGGAACTTTATACAGAGGTAATTTTACAGACTATGATGAAAACTCATACCGTTGTGGTGAGGTGAACTTGCTAATGTTAGACAACTTGGTTAAAAGTCATAATTTGGTTGAAACCTGTGGTGGGTTGGAATCTGTTGGTGAAAAACTAACTCATGAAATGTATGAATCAAGAGCTGTTTTTGAAAGGTTAGAAAAAGCCATTAAAGATGTAGAAAGTTGTATGTAGGATAGTGATGAATGAAAATATCAAAGAAGTTAAAGAAGGTTGAAAAACTAAACAGAGAATCTGAATTTGTTGATAAGTGTGGTAGACAGTACAAGAGGTTGGGTTTACATTTCTGCTTTTACAGAGGTGGTCACTGGGTAGCTATATCTTGGTTTTCTTCTGATTACCCTGCTAAGTTGTGGAGAATTGGGTAGAACTAAACACAGGGAGCAATAAGCTCCCTTTTTAACGACTATAATAAAGTTGTAAATAAAGTGTTGACTACCTCTTCAAATTAATTTAATATTTAATTAAATACAAGGCATAAAGATTTATGCACACATCGGAGTAATATGAAATGAACAAGATTCAAATGATGAAAACCTTAATCGACTCAACTAGAGGTCGTTTCTACGTGGTACAATTTATAAAGTCTAATGGTGAGGTTCGCAAGATGTTAACCCGTACTGGAGTATCTAAAGGTGTGAAGGGTACGGGATTACCAAATACCAAAGAGAACATCTTACGTGCCTATGACTTAAGTATTGGTCAATGGAGAAGTATTAACCTTGAGACTGTGCAATCAATTAAATGTGGTAAGGTTTTATTTGAGGAGAGTTTATAATGAGTAATCCTTTTTCTTGGGTATTTTTCTACATCATAGGTTTTGTAATGGGAGTTTACTTTGGGTTTTCATTATGTGAGACATTTAAGTGAACAAACGAGACATCATTGCATTGTTGTTTTTAACACCGTTTGCACTAGCAATTATTTATGTAGGAGTGATGATTGATGAGTATTAAATTTAAAGGTGGCTACAGTAGAATGACTGGATGTAACATGGGAAATCATCCTGAGTATGACCGAGGTTTTTGTAATGGTCAGCAAAGCAAACAAGAAGAAGTTAACAAACTTCAAGTGCAGATTGATGAACTTCAAAATCAGATTGAGGGTGCTTTAGATCATGCGGTTAATCCCGGTGGTTATGACGACCTAACACATATCATCAATATTTTGAAAGGAGAATAAAAATGACACCTGAACAAATGCAAAAGATTTTGCATAATGCTCCAGAATGGGATGTAGCTGTGAATCTACATAATGGTATGTATTACTATAAGAGTGAGGTTGGGAAAGGTGATTTGTGGATTATCGACCTTCGTCTCCAACTAGCCAAGCACGGCACGATTGTTTTGGAGAAATGAGATGGTGACAAAAAAGCAATACGAGAGCGCTAAAAAAGAGCTAAAAGATAAGGAGTGGCGGTTAAAAAACTTAACTGGCAGTGATTCATTTACGCAACATATGAGAATGCACATTGATTTATTAAAATCAGTAATCGAAAAATATGAAGACTGTTACCACATAAATAAACCATCTCTACAGAATATAGAGATTTCAACAGAGGTGCTAAAATGACCCCACAACAAATCAAAGAAAATGCACCAGAAGGCGCGAAAAAATACAACCCGAAAACAGGGCAATACTACAGAGGAAAATATATATTTAAGGGTTTTGATTGGGTAAGGGTTTACTTCTTTCCGAGCAGCTTGATAAGCTTAAATCACTCCGCAATTTCTAAGCCCCTTTAAAGGGCTTTTCTTTACCTATTAATTCTCCTATCCCTTACTCCTTATCCTCCCTAAAATACCCCATCAAAGCTACTACTCCCCATACAACTAACCCTATAGTGAATACAACCCCGTACATCGTTGTACCAGCTTGAAATCCGTAAGCAAAATTTAACAGGTAGGACAGTACCAGACAACCAAATAGAAGTCCTATATGGAACTTATCATCCTCCTCACGGTGTCTTTCTCTGCGCATCTCACTACGCTCTTTACGTGTTGACCCTACCTTAACTCTGGAGTCATCACTGATGTATTGATATTCAGGGTGTTTATTCTCTCTGTATTCAAATTCGTAAGAGGATAAATTAGCATTGTTATTATTTGTTCTTCTACTGCTTGCTGCACTGTTGTTATTTCTTTTTTGATATGTTCTTGTTGGCATAAGAAAAGCTCCTATTGTGAAGAGCCTGAAACAATAAGGCTCCTATATTATATTGATAAAATCATAATATAAGAGCTTTAAATAAAACTTCAAGATGGATAGTGTTACCAAGGTAATTAGATTGTAATTACAAGTATGAGAATTGTTTTAAACCCTTCATCATTACTCCTAAAACTCACCTCTCAATAACAAGAACTCATAATTTGTAACTTCACAGTTTAAATCAGTATTACTTTCAGCCATAGCTTTTAAGGTTTCTAACTCTGAAATCCTATTCTCATAGTTACAACTCTCCATTGCTTTAAGTGAGAACGGATTTCCCTGCTGATACCACTTAATACGAAGCTCTCCAATTTTCTTATTGTATTTGTTAATCTCTGCAATACAACTTTGAATAACTAATTCATTGCTTAAGTAAATCTTCATTTATTTTCTCCTATGTAAGAACAAAGTTTTTACGAAGTGTAAAACACCCTACACATTTCTGTATAAGGTGTTAATAAATTAACATATTAACTACGTTAATGTCAAATAAACATATCATTCAGACTCTACACGTTTGTAAAATTTCTCACCCCTAAAAGCTCTAATTGCAATCTTGTCTATATCTAGTGAGGTTACAGACTCTTTTCGATATACTCCCTCAAACACCCACATCTCTTTGTGACCAAAGGTTTTTAAAAACTTGGCAAGATCATCGAGTGTGTATTGAATAAAATTATATTCTGGTGTTTCACGGAAGATGTAATTATCATCTAAAGTGAACACTAAGTCCCTATTGGTTACATCAGACCAATAATCTGAATTAATCTGAGAATACTCAAGTTTACCTCCGTATAATAATACCTGACATGCTTCAACTCTTGTTAATTTTTTCATTTAGATCACCTGTTTAATTTAGAAATTGATTAACCACAAATTGTAATTTTAAAACCCTTAGCAGTTTTCCAATTTTCAGATTCAGGGTCTTCAACTACTTTACCTACGTAATCATGTTCGTGTGCCTCATCAACAGAAATCACGATAGCCGATGTTTCGGACGTAAATAGTGCATAAGTTAAATGTGGATACCATCTTTTTACAACAGGATATTCAACCTCTACAATACCACCGCAATTTTCCACAGAGCCTTTTAAGTTTTTCACAACACTTCTCCTTTATTTAAAATCTTAATCTCAGTTAATACTACACAAGATTAGATAAAGATAGTAACATCTTCTTAATTTCTTTACCACCCATCTCTTTAATCAATTCTTGATTCTCTAAGAGTTTATTCTTCAAATCATTCACCTGTTTACTACATGCTACTGAGTTGGATTTTGTATAGCCTTCAGATGCGTCTATACGGTCAATAGTGAGCTTATTCACTCCATCTAGTGTAAGAGTAACCCCTGAATAATAACATCGCTTAGATCGCATTATACGAGCCATATCCGCTAGAGTAAGTTTAAACTCAATACCACGAGATAAAGCATTACGTTTCTTACCTAAGTATTTCAAAGCTACTAAAGTGTCAAACTCCATACCACCGCTATTAACAATCTCTGTTTCATGGAACTCTGTATCAAATGTAAATAAGTTTGGAATCTCTTTACGCTTACGTTCTACATAAGATTTATCAATGTCATTCAATTGATTAACCCATTCATCACAATAAGATTCAACAATACAAATACCATTAGCACCATGTTCAGATAAGGTTAGATACCCTTGCAAGTCTAACTCGTTAAGTAATTTATTGTAGTCAGAAACAAAAGAATCTGTAACAAGGGTGTTTGTGTGAACAATTTTAGAATCTTTAATAAACTTAGTAATATCGTAGTTTAGTCGAGATAAAACTTTAGACTCTTTAATGTTAGTTGGTGTGATGTAGTCACGTAAGTATTTCATGTTAAGCTCCAAACAACTGTTACGTCCCAATAAGAACATAGAATCTCTGTGTCGTAATGATTTTGTATAACAAAAATCCCCTTATCTTTTCTATCTGGGAAGTCATCACTAGGGTAAAATTGGCAGTAATAAACAACACCGTTATATGCAATCATATAGTCTTCATAAAAATCAAGTAGATTTTTATCTTCAAGTTTAATCATTTAAATTTTCTCCAAGTACTAAGAGATACATCCATAAACATTCACACATGATAAAAGGGAGCTAACAATTTGTCAACTCCCTTTGGTGAGATTTCATTGTTTCTTGCTAAAGAAAGTTACTAAACACTCTTCTAACACAGTAACTACGAATATAACTTGTCACAAAGAAGATTATTTGTAAGTGTAAGGATTGCTCCAGAGACATGCCAAACCAAAACAAAATAACTAATGCAATGATATTACCTAGAACAATCTGTGTGAGAGTTTCTAGGTGCATCATGTGTGTTTTTAGGAAACTGTTTTTGATTATAAACCTCCAATCCTTATCGACAACAGTAGATAAAGCTGTCTTGATGTAATAAACATTCTTTTAGGTAATCACACAAGAAAGAATATAACCACTGAAAAGTACCATAACCGTTATCAGGGAGGTATTTTTCTAAACTGTCTTGATAGAGTAATATATCCTGAATCACCTCTGTTAAGTGACATAAGACGAAGTTAACAGGAACTTTACCGTTATCACAACTGAAAACTTCATCAGGTCTCCAGATTAATTTGTAGTAGCAAGTTTCACCGCCTTTAAACTTATCTAGCTCTATTAGAATGGTGTTAAGATTGTGAGTAATCTGTAAGTGCGAATCCATCTGAATATCTTCGCCTTGATCATCTAGAAAGTAAATATCTAAACCCATTTCTTTATCTCCTAATACTTATAATCTACATCAACATCCTTAAACCTTTCTGGATTAACTTTCTGTTGATAAATAACATTTAACCATAAGTCAAACATTTCTTCAACACGATCACTCTTATACTCCCAATAGATCGGTGACTTAGAGTTATCAAAAACTTTATCCAACATCCAATGATCATCAGGATAAGAATCTTGTAACCAATCCTCAAATGCCTGTACAAATGCTTCGTTATATTTCATTTCACATCTAATTAACATGATTTACTCCTTTTGTCGAAATCTCTCTTGAAATGCTAACATATCACTATACCTTTTACCATGATCTACAACATCAATTGATATACCAAACTTCTGATTCATACGCTTTAACATCCAATTCACTGAGTTTTCTGTATAATAACACCATGTATCAAAATCAGAATCTACATCATTGCTTGTTAAAACTAAATCCCAATACAAGGATTTGATAATATCATCAAAAGTTGTCTTACTGCCGTTAATTGTTTCGGTAAATTTAACATATAGATCGTCTGGAATCTTATCATTATCCCACCAATCTGATAATGGATAGAAGTAATGATCATCCACTTTATATAAATCGTACCAACCTGAACAATCTTCTTCCCACATATCATGCGACTTAATAATTTCTATTTTCATTTCAAACTCCCTTGTTTAAGCATTAAATAGTTCTGAATTTCATAATCCTTGAAACCATGCTTTTTACTAACTATCTTACAGAAATTATTAAAACTAATAGCATCTGAAATTGGTGCAGAAGGCATCATCTCATATTGTAGTTGCAAGTCGTTATACTCTTTTTGTTGAGATAAAACCTCATCTACAAACTTGTGACAATCTTCTTCACGTTTCTTCTTAGTTTTCATTTCTATCTCTAAGAAGTGTTTCCAATGTGTTTGCTTTGGGTTTTCACATGGAGTTAATTCTTTAATATCAAAAGTTGTACGACTTATATCGACAGTTGACCAATCTTCAAAATTGTAAACATCGTAGTTGTATTGCTGAAAATCTTCGTGATCAAATTTATTGCCTTTCTTCAGGTAATACTCACCACTATTAATTGAATACCAGCCGTTTAACATGTTTGGAAACTTACTTTTCAACTTAAAGAATGTGGATTGGTGTATCTTGCAGTCACTCAAAAGTTTTTCCAGTTTATTCACAGAATCTAGACTAAAACCATGAATCCTATAGTCCTCATAACAATCCAAACTGTTACTTCCAAATGAGTGAAAACCTGTCTCAATACTAACTAATTTTCTGATGCGAAGGATGTGTTTTCCTAGAGAGTCATAAGAGTCTACCCAATTGTCCCTAATAGGGTAAAGCTCACCATCCACTCCAAGTAAGTCACCCTCTTTCTTCATGTCTTGGATATGAGATTTAAAGTTTTTGATGTAGTTAATAATCTTATCGTATTCTGATTGATTTGACACATTCTGCCACTGTTCAACCCTGCGTTTCACATCAGTTAGTGTGACACCACTTTGTTCTTGTTTAACTTCTGGTTTAATATTTGCAATAAAAATGATAAACATTACAGCAATGATACCAAGAATAATTAAAGCACTCACATCAGTCTCCATTAAAATATCGTTCAATCATCTTCAAGCAATCATACCAACCTTGATCATATTCATTTTTAATTCCATCAAGTTCTTGGTTCTCAATATGCCAAGCTACATAACTTGGTAAACTTGGTTTAAAATTATCTTCAATGTAGTAAAATACATCACCGCCTTTTAGTTTATTAATCTCCCAAGAGTTTTGCTTGAAGAATATTTCTAAATCTTTATTGATGTTCATGGTTGATAATTCTCCTCAACAATTTCAACTTCACTCATTTTGATGATCTTAGTTAATCCTGAGTAAAGTCCTAAGAACTCAAACCAACCATGTTCAGTGTCATCTTTACTTTGGAATTTTAAGATAACAGTTGTGTTTGGTGGGATAACTATGCCTAAAGTTTCAACAGGTTTTAATGTCTTATAAAATTTCATGTCACTCTCCCAATAAACTTACAGTATTCTTTAATTTACCTGTTAAGAATTCAACAAGTTCCTTTTGATCCTGAACAACAGTGTAATCTGAAATTGTACACATTGTATGGTAGTCAAACTCTAAGCTTTCAAGTTTCTCAACCTCTACTTTAAGTTTCTCTGCACGTTGAATCAATTGTGTTAGTATATCTTTCATGATGTTTCTCCTAAATCAACTCTAAAGCTTTTGTTAAACAATCTTTGCAAGTATATACATACTCTGTATCGTAACCTACTTCACCGAGTTCTACAACAGAATCAACACTCTCTTTACATCCAGAACAAGTTATGTTTGTCCAACTATTGTTACCAATAACTTTATTAACATCGTCTGGTGATGGATCATCTCCTAAAGCTACAAGATTGTTGTATTTAACTTCCTTGTCACTACCATAGATGCTCCAACTACCATTTCTACAGTATTGATCTTTCCAGCGATCTTTAGCTATGTTCGCTAAATCTTGCTTTGTAATTAACCTCATTTTGTTTCTCCTAAAATTAATAATACCGACCTAACATTTTATGTAAATTAATTTGTACAATCAACTATGTTTTCTAATTTCGTGACACTACAACACCAAACAAAGTATTCTTCACTTTTACCTAAAATTAATATTACATAGTCCTTAGCTGCATCTTTTGTGTTGAACAATCCGATGTGTTTAACATTAACTTTGTTGTAGTAAGCATCAGTGTCATGTGTTTCTAATAACCAAACTGTTTTGACTTTCATTGTGTTTCTCCTAATTTAATCGTTAACCCAAGAGTTCATATGATTGACCTCCAAGACATCTTCGCAAATATGATTTTAAGTGCCAAACAGCTTGATTATACCCATGTACTGTGAATGACCAATCAACAGGTTTTCCATCCCAAGTGAAAGTATAGCCACCAATGCTTCTGATCAAATTGAAATTATGATCAATACCTTTTGAGTCACGCACTGTAGCAGTCTTGATAACATTATTCATTTGTTTCTCCTAGTACCAGAAGGTACTCTCCTAATATAAGCTGAGAGGGGACGTCCCTCGCACATTTGCGTTTGTATGAACATAATATATCAATAATTATTGAAGTGTGCAAGGGGTGTTATGGGTAATATTAAGTGTTTTTACACTTGTTTAAGTAGTCAGCAAAATGAGTGTAATCATCATTATCCAGAGGTAAATCGTGTAACCAGTTTAGAAATAGCAATTTCATTCTTGGTGATAAGATTGCCAGATTAATTGATTTACCATCTCGAATACGACTTCTCCAAATCCACTGTAATATTTCACTAATAGCAAATACTTTCGCATCAATGGGGTGGTTGAAGTCTTGTAAGTAAGATGCTACTGATTGATTTGGGTAACGATCATAGGCATGAATTACACACCATTTGTGACGATACTTGTTGGTGGCTCTTGTACTACTTGCAATCCAACACATCTGTTCTGGAGAGGTTTTCTCCTTCTGTTTACTATCTACCAAACCTCTAGGTTTAATCTTAATTGTCTGCTTGTTGTCACTAATGTTGCAACGATTCTTTGGAAAGGTGAACATTGTATCTAAATCACTAGCACCACAATCTTTACAGATGGCAGAGATATAATTACTAATGTGTTTTAGATCATTACCAGACATCTTGTGGTAAGCTGTCACTGACAATTTCAATTCCTTATTCCACTTAGGATGTTTAGGTTGATAAAGTTTAACAAGGTTTTTAATATTGTCCTTATCCACTGTTTTAATCTCTACTTCATTAAAAGGTTTATATGACAACCCTTTTAATCTAATAAAGGATGATAGGACATTACCCTCAAACATATAAGTCAGGATGATACACCGTTTTGCAACAGTAATAAGTTTAATGGGCAGTTGACACACAAAGATATTAGCATCACGCTTACTAACATAAATCATATTATTATCCACATGACGTTTAAAGTGGTAGTATTGGTGTCCTATATCATTAACTTCCTCTAAATCCTCCTTAGTCCATATCAACATACCATCACTCTCTTGTATCTTCACGCAATTCAATTTAACTAGGGATTGCACATCTGGGGCAGTGTAGCTTTTGTAGTCATCAATCATCCCTAGTTCTTCATCAACAATAAGAACATAGTCGTGTTTACGCATCTCATCAAAGTGTTCATCTGTCATAGACAAGTAAAGCTTATGGGTACATGTAATGTTAGCACCAAGTTTCAACAACTTAAGTAAATCATCAACCTTGCGTTTACTTGTGGTGTTTCTTTTACGAGAGTCATCCAATTCTTTCTCATCTTCAACAGTCATTGGGGCTACAAACCTTGTTGTTGGACAGGCTTGTTGTATACGACCACCATCTTTAACTTCATCCAACAAAGGGGAGATGTAAAAGAACTTATATTTATGATTATTTTCTTCCATCCATTTACAAGTGTTTGTTGTCTTACAACTCCCCATAATTCCATCTAGAATTTCTACAACTTGTGTCATTGTGAGTATCTACCCTCCTTAATGTTTATAAATGTAAAACCCTCCAAACGAGGAGGGCTGTTATTTTAAGAAACTCTACTTAAAAACTACTTCATAAGTAAAATCGGTTTAATGAAATCTTGTACATATTTCTGCAAGTTTTTCATATAACTCTGTTTATCTGCCTTGTTATCAAACATCTGATCAATAACAATGTCTAAATCTTTTTCAATATCCACAATAATATCTTGTGTCATCAAACCCATAACTTTACCAATATCTTTAATTGTAACTTCACCAATCTTAGATACAACAGCATCGAAGCGATTTTTACAGATATACGGTGTTGATCGCTCTAGCACTTCTTTAACAACAGGACTTAAAGTGGTCACTTGTTTGTGTTTTACTGTTGGTTTACCACTTTTCTCCAAGAAACGCTTAGTCTTTTTCTTTAAGTAGATTCGACTACCATTAGGTTCATAAACTGGAGTATTAGGTTCAATTACAACACCTTCAGCTTCTTTATGCTTATCATCACCACTAAAACCTTCTCGCATCAATAAAGAATCAAAACTCTCATTAACCTCTAAGGCTTCTTCTAATGTGTTAAAAACACCAACAACAGGAACAACAGGAATATTATAGTCAGATTCTAATGTCATTACTGCTTTCTTTTCAATTGGATGCTTAGTTCCATCTTCATTTAAGAAGCACATATCAAAAGCAACAAAATCTTGTTCTTCTGAATAACACATACCTGATTGAATATTACCACCAAATAATTCACCATAAATAACATAGTCACTTAGTATTGATTTACGAAGATGGATTAAATTATCTTTGTACTTCTCAAGAACAGGCTTGTAATTAAAGAACTTCTCCTCTTCTTCAATCCAACCACTACGTTTAGCACATTTAATCTCAATATTACCTCCATCATCTTTAGTAACCCAAAAGCTAAAATTAGCACCATGAACTTTCTCTGTAACTACCCATTTATCTTTAATCATCATTGATTGAATCTTATCAATCTCTTTTTGACGATATGTATTCTCCAAAGATGGAAACTTAGTAAATTCTAAAGACATTGTTTTCTCCTGTTTAAATATAAATAAAATGACTGATGAGTCACGTTTTCAAGTACGCTTTACCCGTCAGTTATTAATGCAGAGTTTACACCAACTAGAATTATAAAACAACACTTTTTATTACTCATCTAAAGATACCCTCCTTTAAAGAAAGTGCTATTTAAGTTACTGTTATTTAAACTAATATTGAATACTTGTGCACTGTTCACTTACAACAAGTGTCTAAAAGTGTTTAAAATAATCTATAAAATAACCCTAAAATAGGGGTTGGATGGTCGGCTGTCGCCTCCCAACACCCCAAAACTAATAGGATATTAAACAGGTTTATAAGTAACTTTTATTTAACCAAATATGTAATTTTTACTTATACTAATATGTAACTATATTGTAACTAGGAGAATAGTGATATAAAAATCCTCTTATTATGTAGTAATAGAAATAATAAGAGTATGTTATTGTTATAATTAGTTATAGTTTAATAAATACACTAATGGAATATGTTATTATATTAAAGTTATAGATAAAGGGATACTATTTTAGCAGTAATAGTGATATACTAAAATAGTATTAAAATACTGTAAGAGTATCTCCGTTATTAACCCTTTATGTTTCTTTACAATACCCTTGTAATCCTTAGTATTACTATCTTTTGGTGTTTTTAACGTTATTCTTTATATCTCTTGTAGGGTACTGTTGGTGTCTCTTTTACTTTCATCTATAAATTATTATGGGTTAAACATGTTACAAAAATAAATACTACTCTGTTACAAATTCCCTGTAACGTAATTAACTATAAAATTTACCAACAGGGAATACCTTACCGTTTATCCCTTTAGTGAATCTCCAACCACAGCCTACATTCGTAGTCTTTGTTGTATATTGTGTTGTAACATTCAAACTTCATTGCATTCGTTTTCATTAACAACAGTAGCACTAGAAATATTAAAATTATTATTCTTCTTGGTGTTGACTTCTTTTTGTTGCTAAAGTATATTTAATTAAATATTAAATTATATTGGTGTTTAAGATGATTGTACTTCTTTTTGTTGTTGCTATTCTTATTCTTGTTTTACTTATTGCAATGTTAAAAGATAGCGTATTAGCAACAGCTTTGATTGCTATATGGTTAGGATTCTTTGTTACACTGTTAGCTCAATCTTTCGATAAACTTTAAGGAGTTTAATATGTTGCCAGATAAGTTATTAACTATTTTTACCATAAGTTTCATATTCGGTGTAAGTTTATTTAGTGTTATTATGTTATCACTATCAGGTGCAGATAACAAAGTTAAAAACGATTTCAGTTTAACGATGTTTATTGTTATTGTAATTGTGCTATCTTGTTATATTGTATACATGATATATTCGTAAGGGTTTATAAAGATAAACTTTAAAGGTTGTTATAGATATATCCAGATATTCCCTTAATTTCCCATAAAATCGAAAAAGTTTGAGGGCTTAGGGGGCTATTTTGTATAGGAGGTTTAAATGTTAATAAGTTATTGTGTTGCGGCTTTAGCTGTTGTGATTGGTGCTAGTGTTATATTGTTTTCAGGGATTGCTACTATTATTGATGCAGTGTTTAATACATCCCTTACAAATTACTTTGATGAAGATTTTATCTACTACGGACTGATTGTAACTATTATCACTACGGCGTTATTCCTAGTTGTGACTTTGATAGAATTAACCTTACACTTAATATCTTAATGGTATTAGTTGTTTTTTTTTGTTTGTTATACGTGTAGGCTACCCAGAAAAAATTTGGGGGTGGGAATTATCGAAAAATATAAAAATATCCGATTTTAGCCGATTATGAGGAGTGGGGAGGGGGTGAAAATGACTGCTCAGTAGAAACTCACCAGCCATTTCGTTTTGGTCAAAGCTTACCGTTTATCGTAACTTATATAATATAAAATCATATATTATTAAATGATAGAATATAAAACTACATATTATAAATATCTAAAGTTATAAAACTGATAACGATATTAGCTAAAATGATAGAAGTAAGAAAAATTAAATTTTTGTTGACTTTCATATTAAAACTGTGGTACTTGTCAATTTGTCAACTAACACAAAACTTCAGTAAAAATCAACAATTATTTTCTTAAATCTAAAAATCCAATAAACAAAGGTTTTGAGCTATAAACATCAGATTGAAAGTTTTAATAGCTATTTCTTTGTTATGGATATGATAGATAACACTGGCAATAATCCCTAAATAAATGTTTTTCATTAATCCTTTGATAAATCCTTTATAAAATTTAATGTTGTTTATTGTTTTAAAACAAACACTTGTAAAATATTTTAGTTATTTTTGATTTAAATGTATAAATAGCTGTTGCAATAGTTTTAAGAATCTATATAATGAAGACATACCAAGTAATAAAGCTTAACCATATAGGAAACAACATCATGAAAAACTTAGTTATCCGCACTGCTACTAACATCATCCACCTTGTTGACGGTAAAGTTTCTTGTGTACGTGACCGTAAAACTGGTCGCTTTGTTAAGATTACTAAATTTGCTAACATCATTAATAATTTAGTAGTAGTAACTAAAGCAGAACATGATTCAATCATCACTAGTAGCTTTTTTAAACCTTTAACCGTTGCTGACAAATTAATCCGTCGTCGTTGTGCTAACCTTAAAAAACTAGCTACTGCTTTACTAGGTGAATGCCAAGTGATCAAGGGTAATCTTGTTCGTGGATTGGATGCCCTAGCATACGCCTAATCATACGGTTTAGTCCTGCACTATATAAAACATACTTACTAAATACCGCACCCAATAGGGTGCTTTTTTGTTTATACAGTTATAAATGCAATAGACGTGCTTAGTGATTGTCTCCCCGTTCCTGACGTGCTAGATACAGTTTAATTAAATTTTAAATTAAATACAATAGGAAAATGAAATTTTATTAATAAATATTTAGAAATAAGCCTAAATAAACTTATTTAGTAAGGTTTTAATAAAATAAACAATTAAATTCACTGTATTTTCATGTATTTATCAATATTTTTAGTATTATTTTAAAATTATTTGAATAAAGTGCTTGCAATGAAAGTTTTAAATTGGTATCTTTATTTCATACCAAGCGATACAGGCAACAGCGAGCTGTAAAGCAGACATATTGAAGTGGTATCAAGATGCGGTTAACGAAGGTGCTGAACCTGAAATCTGTTAAATAGCAGTCACAGCCGATACTGTGAGAAGTATAAGACATACATTGTCTAATTGTTATTAATAATGATTACCCTTGTGTGTTGTTTTATAACTCAAGCTATTTAATAGTGAATAGTTTAATTTATAAAATAGGAAAAACGACATGAAAAATCAAATGATCAAAGTAAATGAATCTCAACCTGTTAAAGACATTATTAACAAGCTTGAATCACTTGGTTATGTTAGAGATAAAGATGATTCAGAGTTGAATTTAAGCTTTGCACCTGATTATATTTGTACTTATGAGTGGTCAGGCACTTACACTTTGCACCATCATCGAGCTGTTGGTTTTGGTGGAAGATCGTTAGTTAATTTAGACAATGTAGAGTAAGTTTATATACAGTGCAATTTATTTTTAGATTGCATTAATATGTAAACTACGTGCAATAATGCACATTTTAAGAGAGTAATACAACATGACAACTTCAGTATACGACAAACACGACAAACACTTTGCCCAAGTATCGGCTTATGTGATTATTGACAGTGAAGGAAATCAAAAAGGCACTATGTCTGTTAAGTATCCTAAAGAAGGTATGGGTAAATTATACTTATACTTACACTTATACGGCTCACAGATGGTACAAGTTAGCGTTAGTGGGTGCGGTTTTGATAAGCTAAGTGTAGCAGTGCAAAAAGCTGGCGATCAATATGTTAAGCAAAATCTAGGCAATGATAAGTTATCTGTTCAAGACTTAAATTTCTTACAAGACTTATGTGAAGTTAATCATGATTTTGATCGTTTTAATAAGTACGGTGCATATCGTTTCTTGCAAGCGGTTTAACAGTTAAACAAGATACCTTTTAATCTACAGTGAGTATTTAAAATGAAAACATTAATTTACATCGACTACAAAAGTTCTAATGTAGACAATCAATTATATTTAGATGATGATCTAATTTGCAATGATTTGAGAAACTGTCAGGAATTCTTGAGTTGGTTAGATTTAGAATTGATTAGTAAAGAAACTGTTTATAATTCTTTCTCTGGTGAAAAAACAATTTACAAATACAAGCGTAAATAAACAACATTTAAACAACGTGCATTGCATTGTGTTGTATTGGATAACAGCCCCTTAATGCAATGCACAATCTTAAATATTTAAACTAAGGTATTTTTATTATGTTCACAATTAAATTATTGCAGTTATCAGCTAAAAATATTCATTGTCCTAAACAATATATTATTGAAGCATTGGGTAGTGATTCTGAGTTGCGTTTAGAAGGTAGAATTAAGAACATTCACACGGTACACGAAAAAACTTTTGACTATGTTACAAGATTAAAGAACATCAGGAGTTATGCTGGTTTTAATGTATATAAGAATGGTAGATTAATAGAGATTAATAAATTTAAAGATTATATTGATTTTGAATATAAGCAAATTTAAAGGATATAAGCCATGTTAATCATTAACCGTTATAAATGCCCATTATCAGGCAAAACGTCAATCTGTGCCCATAAGGTTAACAATATGAAAGTAGTTAAATCATATAAACCATGTGATGAATCATTTGTTGAGTTATTGACGCAAGGACATAAGCAATTCTTATTGTGTGATGTGCCTAATTATAGCATGTTATCTAAAGTCAATATTGTTAAGAGTTGATAGGGTGCTTAACATGTCAAAAGTAGAGAAATTGGCAACTGTATTAAATTGCTTTAACGATGGTAGAACAGTTGTCGTTATAGGATTTAAACAAACTGAGCTGTACAATGTTAAGTTGCATAGTGAAGAGATGCTCTTAAATGCTCTTAAGAACGCCGTCACAGTACGCCCTATATAACTGCGTTATATGTCAATTAATATAAACTAAGGGAATCTATAATGTTAGAATTAATATTCGCAATACAAGCTAAATTAGCTGCAGAAGGTACATCAATAGATAACACCCTAGTGTTATTCATTGGCTTAATTGTTCTTATGATCGTTGGTTATTTAGTTGAATGTCATAACAATGAAAAGGAGAATAAGAATGTTTAGATTATACGGGCATGGTTTTTATTACTCTTATACTGGAAATAATGAGAATCAAACAATTGAATTTATTTATCATATAGTAGATGATTTTGGTTCATTGGTAGAAGTGGCAAGAATTGTAAAACCTTGGGAGTTTAAGAGATGAAAGTTTATTTTGATGATCTTATTCAAGAATTTGTAAACATAGCTACTAATGATAGTGGTTATACAGTGACTTTAGGTGTATTTGTACATGTTCCATATGAACGCCACAGTCATATTGGAAACTTTGAAATACATATAAAAGAAATAGAGGAACTAAATAACAGTGATGCCTTAATCTATAAGATTATTAATACTGAAAAGTTTACTAAAGGTAACATCGTTGTTATGGGTATACCAAACAGATTAAAGGAGGATAACCAATGAAAACTATTTACTTATTATTTGTCGTGTTTATTGATAGCGAAGGTTATGAATCAATGAAGCGCGTTAATGATGTGAAATATCATTCTATGTTTGAGTGTCATGTAGCTAAAAGTTATCATAAGGAAAGTGATAATATAAAATTCTTTTGTGGTGATGAAACAAAGTATTTTAATAAACAACAAAAGTTATATTAAGGTGAAATATTATGAATATTAAACTAAGTTGCGACATTGACCCCATCGTCTCATATAAAGGAAGGTATAACAGAAATAGCTATAAAAACCTTATTAGATGTGGAACATTATTTAAGATTATTGATTGTAATCACTACATGTTTGATGTTGAATTAAGAACATTAGAGGAAGGCGATATTATACAATCTTATAATGATTCGATAATCTATGTAATATTAAAAACTATTAAGAATGAAAATGACCAAACAAGATGGATTACTTTCCAGCCTCTATTCTGTGAGCATAATTTTAGACATGGGTTGTTAACATGTATGTTTTTAGATGGCTATGAAAACCCTTTCATAATATAGCTTTACATGTTACCAACTGTGCCAGCATAATGCTGGCTTTTTTGTTGCCTGTTATTTACTAATCAGTATAACTTAATAACATATCAATTAAATTAATTATAAAGATTAAGAATTAAAATTCTATTCTAACTAAGTCATTCTTAAACAATGATCAACTAAAATCATCCATATGGGGTAGCTATCAATCAATCTTTATAACATCACGTTAAACGCTGTTTTAAACTCATTACAGAGACTTTAGGATATAACGGTACATAGGTATATATCAGACTCTTAAAATGTCGTCAGGGAGCTTATATGAAGATATACGGTAGATATTCTGAAATAGGGAAAGGCTTTACTATTGAGACCCGTGCGCCATGTTTAATACCCAAACAGATAAATTATAGAATCCACCAAACTCTTTCACACCACCTTAAAAATTTTCCAAAACATTTATTTCAAATACCTTAACTTTGTTTACATCCCTAACAGACAGCATTAATTCATTGTTTGACACTCTCTTAAAACAACTAATATCATCCACAACATACTCAACAAGAACATTGTAAGCATCCTTTTTAAATTTTGAGTTATTAAATTTGCCGTCTTTCACCCTGTTAGTAACAAAATCAAGATTATCAGAAAACCACTTAAACTTACCTTTAGAGAAAGAGAATGGGTGTTTTGCACATCTACCTTTAAACTCTTCCTTACACATTGCTCTATATAATTTCACAATAACTCCTCCACCACCTCAAGATATTTTCCCTCCTAGAAAACTTCCTTGTTTCCTAAAAACTCACTTTAAAAATTATTTTCCAAAAACTTTTAAGATATTCATAACTTTTTCCATTGTAAGATAACCATCATAATCACAATTATGAATACACACCACATCTTGTTCCTCGCATGTGTCACCCCACTGATGAACAAGAAAAACATTTTCATTCGGTGTACCAACACAACCAACTTGAACCTGTCTACATCTACCTACATCAAAGCAAACTGTATTCATGACTGTGAAGTGATCATAAGGAGTAAACCCTATACTAATTAAATCCTCATTCTTTAACAATTCAATACTCTCCAAGATATTCTCATTAAGGGAAACCTTCTGCATTCCTAAAAACACGAGATGGAAATTTTTCTGAAACAAATTTCACAGATTCATAAAAGGTCTCTCTTACCATTTAAAATCTCATCCCAAGATGCTTTACGAATAGAATCCTCAGAAACATACCTAGCATTATTCTTACGATCTTTTACATCAAATAGAATAATACAATCTCGCTTCCAATTCCACCCTATTACCTCGTAAACACCTCCGTAAAGGTCTGGTAATTCTTCGCACACTTTAAAGCAAACCTTATCACCAATCTGGTAACTACTCATCAAACAACTCCATCTGACCACTACGACTACGATACCCAAGCTCAACTTCTGTCTTTGTTGCATGAGATAGATTAGAAGGTAGCTCACACACTTTACACTTATTAAACGGTGTATTCGGTTCTTTACCAATTAGGTATTCACCACCGTTATCAATATCATAACAGATATAATAAAGTTGATTATTCCACTTACGAATTACAGGGTCTCCCACTTCATAAAACTTGTGCTTCCTACGATACTCTAAACACTGTAACTTCAACCCTGCTGCTGTAACCATATCACCAGATTGCTTATAGTTTGATATAGCTTGCTTTACAACTTCATACCCACCGTACTGTTCAAATATGTTCACATTGCTCTCCATAATACATCTCAACATACTCATCAAATGTTAACTCATCACCATCTTCTGTGAAGAAGGTTAATCGGTGTTTGCTAACAACATCAAAACTGCTACCACAACAAATATGTAAGAAATATCCATTATTGGTGATGTCTGTAACATACCCTGTAACACCAGAGTAATTAATCTTTACCTCACACCCTAACAATCGCTCTAATGTAAAGATGTTCTCTTTGACGCCATTCTTAACCCAAAACAATTTAACAAACTCATGCTTGCACAAGTTCTGAAGATTCACATAACCTTTAATCCACCAACCTGTTTGATTATCGTAATACCAACCATCCTTACGGAATACTAGATTATCTTTATCTCCTGTAGCGAATGTTGCACCATCTGGAACGTTTATCCAATCAATACCTTTAATCACACTTCCAGATTCCAAATACTTTTCCTCAAGAGTATTTTTATTTAACCAAAGAGTCATTTCTTAACACCTCCAATAGCAACTAATACTTGACCAATAAACGCTAAAACAAACACACCTAAACACCACCAATACTTCCAGTAGTGCAACCACTCTCCTGTTAACCCTGATTGATTCAAACCCCAAGCAACAGCACTTAGGATAATAAACCACACTATTGTTGGGATTAATGCTAAGAAACCCACCCAACCTAAAAATACAGCCCACACTTTAACTTCATCCATCGCTATTTCTCCTCAACAATATTCTTAACAAACCAATAAGCATCCTCATATGCGTTACTTGCACCTTGATCCATCATATCAGCTTTCTCTTTCCAAGATTTCCAAGTTTCCTCTGTTTTACTATCCAAGTAATCAAGAATCTTGTTCATCTTTCTCTCCAAAGTATCAATCTTCTTCTGTTGATGATTCCAACATCTTTCAGACAAACTGTGAGCAAAACTTGTATCTTTATTTAACTCATCACAGTTATCCCAAAACCACTTTGAATAATCACCCATTTATTTTCTCCTAATAAAATTCAACAAACCAACCTTTCCAACTATGCTTCTTGTAGTTTTTGTTTATAGACGAGTGAAACTCATGCCAGTAGAAGTCATGTGTTCGTCCTTCATATGTTACTCTAAAACAATAATCTACCGCACGATTAAACCCACTCATATTCAACTCATCCTTAACTGGATGACCATCAATATACTCAGAAACATCATATATATTTCTAATCTTAATTCCTGTTAAATCATAAACCTCATAAACAGCTTTGGTAACTTTATCCAAGATAACCTTGCGATCATTCTTAAACTTTTCAATCTCTTTCTGCTCATCAGTGATTCTAGATTTAACTTTCTTTTTCCAACTATCACTCATTTCTTTTCTCCTAAATTAATTGTGAACTGTTCTCAGTTTACAACTGACGAAACACGATATGTCCCTTTACCATAAAACTCTGCAACAAACTCATCAGCTTCTTTATATGATTTTACACCAATATAGATTCTGTTCCCACAAGCATTACGGAATGAAAACTTACCTTTGTTACCCACTTCTGTAGGGTCTTGGTCTTGTGTTAATACAGTGATTTTAACCTTCTGTATAGTTTCTTTATCTTTAACAACGTTTGTCTTTTTATCTACGACTTGTTTAACAACTTTACGATTCCACCAAGTAATACCACCTGTTACAAGAACATCAGGATTCCATGCTTTCTCTTTGAGTTCTTTCTTCTGTTGCTGCTCTGTTTCATACTCATTTAATGCTAATGCTGTTTTGAGTGCTAATGCTAACGACATTTGTTTTTTCCTACTTAATACATGTTTGACTTTCTAAAGACAATAATAAAGGAGTGCTAACGTTGTGTCAACACTCCTTGTGAATATTACTTCTTTTCTAAACTTTCCAACAGTTCAATACCATCACGTTGAAGTGTTCTCAACCCTCTAGCAAGGTTAAGTACGTTATGGTATGAGTCTTTGTACAATTGAATCTCTTTATCACGATCTTCAATTAATCCCTTGAAGTGTGTAAAATCATCCATGTAGGTGTCGTACCAGTACTTTTCATAGTAGTCCTTCCACTTCTCTTTCTCCTCTTTAATAGCATCAACCCAAGACAAGTCCTTCGTTGTGTATGCAGCATTAAATGTGTTTGTAATATCGCTATCTTTATTCATAAAGACAAAACACCAGAACATGAAATAAACGATATAAATTTTGTGCCTGTTTACATCGTTAAACTCATATCCTGAGTAATACTTAAACTTAAACTTCTTAGACTTCTCAATCAATAGCATTTGTTACACCCTCCTCTTTTGAGTTAACATTATCAAAAACAATATCACCCCAAGTCTTCAAGGTATTCACACTATTACCTAGTTTTGAAGCTTCTGTTCCCATGTAGACATATTCTGCTGTACACGCTTCAAGTAATCCTCCGATGGTAGATAAACGCTTGGAACTGGTGTCACCTTCTTCTCCACTGGAATTGGCACTACTATTGGTAGTGGTCGTGTATTGTCTGATTGTTTCTGACAACCTAGCATTGCTATTGTTGAGAGAACTAATAGTGTTGTTAATTTCTTTTTCACGAACAGAATACTCCTTCTGAATTTGTGTTGTTTTATCTACTAAAGATTGATACTCATGTAAAGATTCTTCTTGTGCTAAACGTAAAGCTGTTTCACTATCAGCTTGCAGTTTCCTCAGTGTCAATTCATTCTCAATCTTTGTGACAAGGTGTGCAGCACGTTCTTGTTTATGTGCTATTACCTCTTCTTCGTACTTGTGTTGGTAATTATTACCTCTAATCCACAAGAAGGCAATTAGAGCACCAACAAGGATGCTCCATTTATATTCCCATAGAAAAGATAACACACTGCCAGCAAAGTTTTTAATTGCTAGTGCTGTGAACATTATGTCTCCTTAGTAACCTTAGCTGATGTACGAGATTTAACTTCACGTTGATAAGCTTTAATATCTTCCTTACACAACTGAATTTCTTCCTCAAGTTCCTCTACAGAGAATTGTGAGAGGTCTGGTGCAGCATTAACACTATCCTCAAACTCTTTCTGCATCTGTTGTGCTTTCATTTCTTCTCGTTTTTGTAGGCGTTCACGAATCTCAAAGTCTTCTAGATATATTTCACGAGCATTAAAAATCACATCGTTAATCTCAGACTCTAGCAAGAAGTCCTTGTAGGTCTCACGAACAAATCGCTCATTCATCTTCATATTATAGTCAGCACGAGTTTTGATAGTAACCGTATTGTCGTATCCAGTTCCAGAAATCATGTTGTGAATCATCATGCAAGTATTCTCACCGATACTGTAGCTTGAAACACCATCAGTTAGGAATAAAGCAGAACCAGCACTCGCAGCCATTCCCATAAGGTTCATATGAATTTGGGCTTGAGATGATGCAATTGCATTCTTTAATGCTACCAATGAGAACAACTGACCACCATCACTATTAATGTGAAATACAATAACATCTTCTGGTGTAGCTGTCATTAGTACATGGATAACCTCATCGAATGTGTGAGCGTTACCAAACACCTGACTCACATTAATCGAATATTGCGCTCCTCGTGGAGTTGCAAAAATCGTAGGGTATTTGTTTTCTTCTTCGTACATTTATCTCTCCTAATATCAATATAAAATAGATTTAATCTCTAAGTCATCACCTACATAAAACTCTTTCTCAAAGCACTCTTGAGGTGTTAAACCATCGTAGTAATAATCTTTAATATCGAGTTCATAATATTTAATAAACTTAGGATTAAAACCAGCTTCTATAGCTAATACAACAACAGCATTGTAGTAGTCGTTAAAGTCTTGATCATCTTGTTTCAATGTTAAACTCCTAAAAGGAGGTCTTTCGACCTCACATTACTGTACGTCTAAATTATGATAGTCTTGCATTGCAATAACATAATCGTAAACAAAATCACTTCGACAAATATCTTTAATTCGGTATTTAACAAAACCAATATTCGGAATATGATAACGACTAACAATCTCTTCTAAATACTGCAACCCGTTCATTTCGATTTTATTATCGTTCTGCATGGTGCTAGGGTCTCCACACAAGATCATCTTACAACCCTCCCCTAAACGTGTCATAAGGCAATCCACTTCGTCTGGGTACAGCAGTTGTGCTTCATCTAGAATCAGGATTGTTCGATTTCGTACAGTAATTCCACGCATCGCCTCGAAATCAAGTATCTCTACCCAACCTGTACCTTTCTCAAGTTGCATATCAACAGCATTGCGACCAAAAACATCAGAAATGTACTCGATCATTGGTGCATGGAAACCATAAAGCTTCTGAAGTAAACTACCTTGTCGATGTCCATTATCTCGACCATTTAATCTTGTTGTTGGTCGACCAATAATAATCTTATCGAAGTTACCTTGTGCTACCTGATTAGCAGCCCACCAACAAGCCACCGCAGTCTTCCCACTTGCTACCGCGCCAGAGTTAACAGTTACCATGTTCTCCTCAAAAGACCACAATGAAGCCTTCTGAGCATCACTACGAGGGTGAATAACTTTAATCTTAGCTTTACGATCCTCCTCCCACTTGTTCTTAGGTAAACTATCAGTTGTTCCCTCAACCTTTGCTTTTCGATTGTTACTATTTCGGTTCTTTTTACTACCACGATCACCGTAGCGTTGAGCATTTAATGACACTAAACATCTCCATATACTTTATAATAAATGAATACTAAACATACTTGAATTGTTCATCATTGTCAATACACTTATGAACAGTTTAACAACTATTTAACACATTTATTTCTCACCCTCAGATGGGATATAATTATTATCAACATACACAACAAGGTAACACCCTAAGATCATTGTTAACAAGGGGACAATACACCACATTGTTCCCATAACAGCTAACAATACAAACATTAGCATACTAAATAAAAATACAAACATACCCATTATTTAAATCCTCCGTTGACACGAAACAACTTCTCAACACTAACTTTATTCCCACCAGTCACACCATTGGCAGACAACGAACTCTTAACCTCTTGCGCCCAGACCTCTTTAAAATCTTCTGGCATCTCATATTCACTAACAAAAACAATATTACCATTTTCTTTTTGCTTACGACACCAATCATAAAATAAGTCGTAATCAAAACCTTTAGATGTTGAGTATTGTTTAGTGTTCTTATACGGTGGGTCACAATAAATTAAGGAGTTATTAAAATCAAAATCACTAAATGTTCCGTGTTCAAAATTAATACCCTTAATATCATCCCATTCTTTTTTCAACCCTCGAATACTCTCATCAATGTAGTTTCTAACAGTACCAACTTTAGTATTAGACTTACCACTGTAACCACCCTCAAAGAATCTACCGTTTGCTGATGCCATGAAACCGACCCAACCAATAAGTTCATCACCAACAGCATCACCATCTTTTGTGTAGGTTGTTGAATTGTTATAGCAATCTCGAATATTTGAATAGAACTCCTTATCAATATCCTCAAGGAAGCAAAAACCATTCTTTTGTAAAGACTGGTACATTGCAATTAAGAATCTGTTGTTGTCAATTCCAATGCGATCAAAAGTCTTTGGAACTTTCTGTAAGGAATTTGCTCCACCAACAAAAGGTTCTACCCATTTAGTAATCCCATGTTTCTCTGCTTCCGCTAACATGATTGGTAAAATGTGTTTAGCAATTCTCGCTTTACTACCCATGTATTTCATTTAACACTCCTATAACTCAACAATATCTTCTTTCTTCCAATTTAGATAAGAACCATCATTGTAAGCATCTAAATATGCTTTCATGGTTCTATCACTTAACTCTCGCAGCTTCCTATGACTGACCCTGATACCCCTCGATGCAAGAATACCACGAAAGGTTTTCTTTCTAAATTTACGAGGGTTTCCACCTTTCAACCAATTGCAATGATCTTTGTGGAATGTAGCTTTAAGTCGCTTAAGCTTCTTCTGTTTTCTGTTCAAGATAACTCCTTAAATATGTACAAAAAGAGGTGCAACACCTTTATAGCATCACACCTCATAAACACTAACTATTACCTTGTAAGAATTTTAAAACTTTCTCAAAAGATTCAGCAACCTTGTTGTACTGAGTCAAATTCAAAACCTGAGCTTCATCGTTGAATACAAAAATGTAGTTATCGTTAAGTCGCAATAACTTAGCTTCTTCACCATTGATCTCAATTGTTGAAATCCAGTGTTTATCAGCAGGAACACTTTCAATTACGACTTCTGTTTGTTCATTTTCAACTGTGTCTAAAAAATCAAGGAACTTATTGTGTGGTGTCATATTAAACACCCACACTCTTAACAAAGTTCTTAAAAATTTGCTTCTCTTTATCATTCAACAAGTATAGAAGTTTAAGACGACTTTCTTTTGTACTCTTTAGGTTTTTAAAATCATTTACGTTTAACATTTACTTCTCCTATTTTAAACTTAATTAAGCTTCTTCCACATATAGACTGAGAATTTCTGTTCCAACTTCATATTTTGTGTAGTCATCGTTTTGATGATGTTCTTCTGTTACCACTTCATCAACTGAATAAGCCGCAGAACCAAGCACAACACCATAGCAAACATCATGAAAGTTACCATCATCTACAACATTAAAACCATCAGCAACTCTATCTCTATAATGATCGAGGTTTGCCTCAGTATTCTTTTTGGCTTCATCTATGGTTTTGTGAAACTGAATACCTTCACCATCGAAATCATAACTAAAGAACTTAGGGTTCTTAGGAATTATATCTTTGGCACGTTGGTACTCAGTTACCAGACGTTCAACAATTTCAGTAAATGAGCAACCTTCCATGTTGTGTTCAGCTCCAAACTCACAAAGCTTAACTATTGTTTTTTCACCATGTATTTCAATTGTATTAGGATTTGTCATATTAGTTTTTCCACAAGTTATTCCCGATAGCCATTCTAAATTACCAATTTTTAATACTGAAACCATTTTACTTATCCACTCTTAATTAAACTTCACTACGAATAAGTTTTTGGTGATATGCTTCTAAATCAAACAACTGATTTATTGCATCATTGTATGCCGATTTCTTACCAGCTTCCTCATTGTAAGATGATTTACTGAAACAGTATGATACACCGACCACTGTTGCTTCATCAACTTTCACCTTACAGACAATAACTTGAGGGTCTATGATAAACTCAACATCATCAATTAAGCTTTTGATGTGCTCCATTGTTAACTTATCCATTGACCACCCCAACAACTCGTGTCCACTTAACACTGCTAGTGTTGTCATCAAGTTTAACTAAAGCCTCTTTAGATGTCAATACAATATCACCAACTTTAATTAAACTATTTTGTGGGACACCACTACCAACACTTAACACTTTACTCTGAACAATATCATGTGGTGTAGACATTGCTGTGCCTGTTAATACAATACCACCACTGGACATATTCTCTTGTTCTTGGTATTCAACTACCAATCCATCACCAACTGCTTTATACAAATTAACTCTCCAAACTTTTGTAAAATTCTGAATTTAAAACATCCTGCATTTCTCTATTAGCATCTGCAAAACGGTCATACAAATCTAAATATTCCTCTAAACTCAACTCTCCGGTCTGATCGTTAACCGTTAGACTAAACTCAGAACCAATCTTTTCTAAAATAATCTTCGTATCGTTAATTAAAACCGTTGTCTCTGAAAACAAACCAGATGATGCAGTTTGATACTCAACTTTGTTAAAACTGTACTCATCTAACGACATTATAAATTCATTTAACTTATTTAGAACACTCAACTTCAAATCTCCAATTAAATAAAATATTAAATTAAACTACTTATAAGTAAACTTCCATGTTTAACATCAATCCATTGTTAATGCACTACGCTTCGCACATTAGTTAACCTAGACCATACCCTTCAGATTGTTTACCATCCCAACCTTCTTTACCTAAACCATAACCATCACTCAGCATCTTTTTCTCCCTGCTCAACTTTCTTGGTAGCAGTATTTTTAGATGTTGCTTTCTTAGCTGTAGTTTTTACAGGTTTATCTTCCTCTTTCTCTACCACTGCTTCTTTAGCAGCATCATCAGTTTTTGGCACTTGCTTGGTACTCGCTTCGAGATAAACATGAGTGTGATTGAATCGTGTTGCAATCTTAGTTACAGCAAATCCATCTTTAGCAGCTTGCATCAATTCATGAATAGCTTGATCTGGTGCTTTATGACGTACATCAATTACTTTTGTTACAACTTTACTTTGTTCGTTAGACATTTTTAAATCCTTTGTTCGATAATATTAAAGAGACACAAATATACATAATTTTGAAATCTGTGTCAATATATTTTGTGTGACTTTCTAGAGTTAATTACTTCAACCATATTATTTGCAACCTCCTCAACACAATCTGTAGTTGCACCATACACATAGATGAAAGTATCTAGGTCTGTTTTAAGGTGGATACAGTGACAACTACAAGTATAGATACCGTGTATTGCTCCCCAATCTGTATCAACACCCTCTAATTCGATTACCGTGAAGTAATCACCACTCTTTTCATGCACTTTAATTTCCACTATTTACTCCTAATAATACTCTAAACTTAATCCTGATTTTTAAATCAATCCCACAAGTCATCAAAATATTTGATGAACAACTCTCGCCCTTCATTTACCTTACGCTTAATCTTAGCATCGTATGCTCGACTACGTTCCCACCAAGCATCAACTTCCTCTTGTGTGACACCTTCTTTTAGAATTTGTCTCCACTCAGTAACTTTACCATAAACAGGGTGATCTTCCCAAACAACAGGAGGAAACTTCTCAGGGTGTGATAAGTCATCGTAATGAAAATCATAAGGTTCAATATTAAAATATGTTGGATGTTCTGTGAAAGCAAAGATCATCTTATCTAACAACTCTTGCCATTGTTCCTCACAATATTCACTAGAATAATCCCAATAAACCTCTTTACCCGTTTCAGGATCAACATCCTCAGTAACTAAGTTAGGTGGGATTGTATTCTTGCGAATACCCTTAAACTGTTCCAACCCCTGAACAATAACTCTAGAGAGGTGTTTATCTAAGTTCCAAAGCTCTCGCTTATTAAATCTAACCTTTCCTTTCTGAATACGCATTTATGCTGCACTCCTATTAATTGCTTGTGTATATCTTGGTAGAGCTATTCCTGTACCAAAACAGAAATTTGTCCCCATAAAAATTCTGCTTCCGAAACTACCAACCTCTATATCATTAATATTTATATCTTCTCCTTGTGAGGTATTAATAACAACACATTTGTCATTATTATAGAAAGATAAAACATCATTCAATATCGAGGAATACTCACCACCTAAAGATATTAACTCCAGTTTTAAAAATATTTCTAGGTGAGTTTCATCTAAAATATCTTCATCCCTTTGGCACGGTGTTAATAGCATGTATTTACCTGAACTAAGAACTCCGTCTTTGTATAATTGATATGCTGATTGTTCAGCACTACCAACATAAAACAAACCATTTATATGTTCTTTTGCTTTACGTCCTTCAGGTAGTGTTAAAGAAACAATATCTTCATCAACCAATAAAGGTGCTGGTATCATCTTATAACCAAGTTCTTTATAGTGGTTTAAAGCTTCATACAAAACTTTTAAATCTATTTCATACATTCCAAACATCCTCTACAATACTCCAAAGCTGATCTACACTATAGTCAATTGTATTATTGTGCAAGGTATTTTCCGATAAATCATAAGCGTCAGATTTTGAACCCATCCTGTACACTTTAGTCACCGTTCCGTGAGCACCTAACACAGAATGATACTCATCTTTCAACCTTAAATACAACTCACCTTTTGTGTGTTTTATTGAAACACCTTCTTCAAAATTATAAAGAGTCTCTTTCAACTCACCTTTTAGGATTTCGCCAACAAAATCTTGCTGGTGATTATGAGGTGCTTTATGGTTTAAAAACTTTTCAATTTTATCAGAGTAAAAGTTATAATTAAACTCACCACATTTAACCTGAACAAAACCAAGTCCAAAACACTTAATACTATCACTGTTATCTTTCAAATATTCGATGAATGGTGTGCTTTTACGCAAGCCAGATTTAAAAACACTTTTCGTTAATTCAGACATCTTTTTCAAGTCTTCAACAGACATACCATATTTGGATATTTCATTCTCCAAACAGCCATACAAGTCAGAAAGCTCCTGAACAGCCATAATGGGGTTTTTATTAGCTACAGCATCCAAATATTCAAAAAACTCTTCTTGCAGTTTAAAAGGGCTTTTTACATCGTGTTTACATATCTTTATTTTGTGATAACTCATTATGTCTCCTTAAGGTAAAATATTTTACTAAAACTATCATTTATAAGTGTACATTTTATTTATCACCGTACTGTTAGATACACCTCAATTAATTACCCTAAAACCATCTGATTCATATATAAACGCCAGTCTACTAAGACTTCCGAAATCACAACGTTTTCTTGTGCTACAATAATACAAACCATCCAAGTCTATTTCAGCATCATAAATGTAAACCTTAAGAATTTCAATACCACAAAGACCGTTATTATCATCACTCATCGAATCGTAAATCTTAACGATAATATTATGATCACCTTTAATAGCAACACCTTGTTGTTCCCGCACAGAAAACTCATACTTACTCAAGTAATCTAAAACTTTCCTCAAACTTCCTTTATGGTTAACAAGGATTACGTCACTAAGAAATCTAACATCTTTCCCATCAGGTTGCATCATTGCAATATTTCTTGTAGCTTCTAAATCATCAATTAATTTCACTCAACTCTCCAAATCTTGCTTAAAACAAGCTATAAATAATTCTGCCTTATAATAACACTCAATGATCTCTGACTTCAATACCACTTGTCCAAGACTAACCTCGTACAACCTATTCAACAGAGATTCAAATAACTCTCCACGAATATTATCTAAACTATTTGAAGAATTAACCCATACATCATCTATAAGCAGATCATACACAACACCTTTCCTAACTGTGTACTTTTTACCATACAAGACTCTTGAAAACTCTTTCATTTAATTATTTCTCCCTTCTCAACTAAATCATTAAAGTGTGAAAACCACGGCTCATAGGAGATTCTACCATGAAAATCTTCTGGGTAATATGATTCGTACAACTCATAGTATTCTTCAGGTGGTTTAGATTTAAACTTATAACACTTGTATATCGTACTAGGAATATGATCTTCATAATATGGGTGATGAACAATAATACTATCACCATTGAATGTTCCATCCCAACAACCATTAATCACCCAAAACTTCTTACCAATATCACCATTCTCAATATCTTCACTAATCAGCAATTGTGGTTTTAGTGTGTCTGCATCATACAACATTGTTAGCATTTATTTCTCCACGAACAACTAATTTGATCTCATCAAAATACCAGACATAATCATCAATAGCTACACTATCTTTAAAAACATAACTAACAACACCTTTAGTTCTTAAAGGAACTTTACCTGTCAATGTTCCTCGTTCTTCACTGTCCAGTATCTTGACCAACATCACTGTATCACCAACTTTGTACATTCGATTCTCCACACCTAATTATCTTCTTAACTTCTCGACTATTAACGTATTGTATATTGTGTGAACTGCATTTGCAAGGATAGTTTTCCAACTCTAACCAACACACCTCACAATCTCCGTAACAAGTGCAGTGAATACTCTTAATCCACCACTTCTCACTTCGCCACCAAACCATCTCATATAACTTAAACTTTCGTGTTTCAGGTAATACTTGATATGGCACAGGAAACTTATGTGGTATTATCTCCGTTATACTGTAAAGCTTTAGAAAATGAATTAGGCTTAATAACATGTTTTTTATCTTACCCATAACAATCTCCTATTTAATTAAATCCACATTTCACTCTTAAGAATCTTTGTAACTTTCACTAGACGATCTTCTCGAATAATTCCATCAGACAACCCTTTAAGATGCTCTGGTAGAGAGTTAAAGTGCTCTTCAACTAATTCTTTATCATAAGTGAAAACCATCTTACCAAGTTTCTTCTTACGTGATTTTTGAAATGGAATCTTAATGTTTCGATAACTACTTCGATGAATCACCCCATCAACATTATACTCGTAAACATCTTTGAGGCGTAGTGTTGGAACACCAAAAATATACAAACAAATAATATCTGCAACTTGTTCTACATTGAGTTTAACATTGCATTTCAACTTGTTTGTTAATAACCCATTATCATTATGTTTAACATGTTCCTCATAAACTTCATCAACAACTTTGTTTGTTGGGATAATCTTACCGTAAGACACTTATTTCTCCTAATATTTAATAAAAATTTAAATCTATATCCAAATTATCACAGCACCACGAAAGACACTCTCTAAGGTCATTTGTTGCATATAAATACCGACCAGACATTAAAGGTTCATTCTGAACCTCAAACCAAATGTCTTTTCCATCTTTGGTAACTCTGATTGCATATGTTCTATTTATAACAATATACAGATCATCGTACAGCAACTTCCAAAGATTTTCTTTTATTTTAGACATCTCTTTGTCAACACTTATTATCAAAAGTTTTCTCCTCAAATTCATCATTTAACCAAGATTCTAGCAAATTTCTCATACGTTGTGAAGGGATATAAAGTTTAATATACCTACTTTCATCACCTTTTTCCTTATCGCCACGTATTGCACTTCTGAAAATCATTTGTAACATTTCACTTAAAGCCCACATGTCTTGATCAAACTTACGCTTCTGATTTCTCTTAGTGATCATAGCAACCAAGAAAGTATTCGGAAAATTGTTAACCAAATATGCAACACTTGTACAGTGTCGATAATCGTTGGTAGCCTTAATATTGTAAGGTACAAAATTAATATTACATCGGGAGTTCATTATGGAGTTCTTAGCATCAATATAAGTCGTCCAAAGATTAAACTCTTTTTTGGTTTTACAACGATTCTTAAAGAAGTTATCTAAGTTTTTCTTTAAAGTGTTTCGTGTTTCTTTTGTACTTTCTTTAACTCTAGTTTTACCTTCCAACTTACTATAGGACAGTGCAAATTTACCCTCACCAACATCATTCATCTTGCCTTGTACTATGTCAATGTAAGTTTTGTAGAAAGAAGGTTTGTGTCCAAATTTAATAACCTCATACTCTAAGTTATGTACATCCATATAATGTGACATTATGCTTGCCTCAAACATGTAAGTACCAATATAAATCTCAGAGAAAGATTTCATAAGGTCAGCAGTCAATTCCCAAAAAACGACCTTACCATTAGATAAGTACAACTGCTTCATGTCACACAGAATCTTTAGGTTATAATGAATCATCCCCTCCTTAGGTACATACTCTGATTCAGAGTCCCAGTGTAACAAACCAACAGGGTCAACGACAATACTTCCTGTTTCTATTAAACCAAGAACTTCTTTATCTGTCCTTGAAGTAGCACCACCCTTTTGATCAGACTTTTCATCCTCAGAGATTCTTCTCATATCGTCAGAGAAAGCATCAAACAAAGCTAAGTTATTCCAACAACTTAAACTTTCATCAACAACCAAGACATACTTTTTCTCAACAAACTTCTCAGCAATATCTGGTGTTAACATGCTGAATAACTTATGTGTACTACTAATGTTGTAACCTTTACTAACAAGAAAATCCAAACTGTCTAATTTACTGTTATTCTTATTCTTTGTATTAGGAATCTTAAATCTTTTAGCACACAATGGGTTGTTCTCATTATACATGTAAACACCATCATCAGATTTAACCTGATTACCATCTTCATCATAAACAATACCAACAACAGACATAGATTCTGTTAATAAAGGTGTTATATACAGGACAGGATTTTCTAATTTCAACATAATCTCTTTCAGTCTTTGTGTTTTACTGTTACCCATAATGGCATCTAAAACAGTTATCTTAGGTCTATTCACTCCACACTCCTAAAGTTAATTAAAGTGGAATAGTAGTGTTTTATAAATTAAGTGTCAACACTAAAAGCAAGACGTTTGCTTTTTTCTGGTTTATACTAAAAATATTAATATAATAATCAAATACTTACTTCAATAAATTTTTAAGAGCCTTATAACACTATTGAGTATGATATTACTATAACACTGTTAGTTAATAAGCACAGAATACCATCCTACGGATAGTAATATCGTGCAGACAACACCAACAATAACACTAAAGGAAAAAGGGATTGTTGTCGTAATCAAACAAATCCATAAAACTAAAAGGATACTTAAAGGGTGTTCTACACTATAGAAACTACAGAGTCGTACACAGTTAGAATATTCAACACAATGTTATCCTGTCGGATAAAGTAATTGTTGTTTGGTGCTAACAGAATGTATATTCTGTATTGGATACTTTTAGATTGCATTATCGTCTGCGTTGCAGTCTCTAATGATTGCTATAACATTCACACTTCACTATCGTTTGTGTTCATTAACAGCAATGTAAATAATAAAATTATTAATTAAATAGGTATTGCATTGTTGTTTATTGTTGTGCTATAACTTCTTTAACTTAATTTAAAGGAGATGTTAATGTTTTTATATTTTTATTTGTTTGTTGATGTGCTACTACTTTTAACAGGATTTGTTCTGTTTATATTGCTAAAGAACAATGTTGTTAGTGTAGATTTAACATCAGCTATTATTATTGGTATTGTGTATGCTATATTCTTTGTGTTTTGTTTAGTGCAAACATATATGGAATATACTAAGTAGGGGTGCTGATATGAAGATTAGTGAATTAGTAGAGCTTCTTGAGGAATATAAAGTAAAACATGGAGATGTTGAAGTTTACACTTATGATTGTGATTATGCGAACGATATACACGAGATAAAAGAGGCTTGGTATGATGGTATGTGTGTTATTATTGAATGAAGGAGTTGTAGAATGAATGCTTTATTTGATGAAAATATCAATGAAATAATTGATGATGAATTTATGACTAAGGATGTATCAGAATTAGTTAAAGGTGATTACTACTTGTTTCATGTAGAGCAAGATGGTGATAATTTTAAATCTTATTTCTGGAAAGATGGTGTGTTGTTTTGTGGTAATAGTGATGGTAATTTACTGATTACTCATGAGTACACTAAAGGTACGTTGCAAGAGTATGTTGATAATTTAGGAGACAGTCAGTGAAAGAAGTTACGTTGTACACAGTCGTTAAAGAGAAGCGAGTAGTTGCTCAAGATCATATAGATTTCTATGAACGAAGATGCGATTCTGTTCCTGTATATAATCTAGGTGGTGATAGCCCAACAAAAGAATTTATTACAGTACAACAAATCCCCGTAGAACATCGTGTATTCTATCGTAGAGGCGACAAACAAGAGTATTACATTGCTATGACAGAAGATGTTAGAGAAGTGTTTGGTTTAGAGTTAAAGGCTTTGAATGATTATAAAGAGTTGTGTCGTTTACAAGAAGAGCGTCTTAATGGAGCTTTAAAGACAAACGAGACACTTGTTAAGTATAAAAATGATTTGCTGGCTGAGGTTGAAGCACTAACTGACAGTTTCAATACAACCCAAGAGACAATTAATAAGATTAACACTTTAACTTTCTGGCAACGTCTTAAGTTTTTATTTACAGGAGTATTGCTTTGATTGATAAATACAACTTAGATAAGGTGTTGCAATTGGAAGTTGATTACACTGTAGAGTTTAACTTTATGGTTTTAGAAGATTCTCTAATGGGTGTACAACATAAAGATGAAGATTTATTGGTGCTATCATGTGTTAAAGATATGATTAGTGTTGATTTAATTACAAAAGAAAGGTGGTTATTGGAATAGTATAATATTTAATAAATAATTAAATATTATTGTTAAAACCTATTGAAAAAATACTTTTATTGTTTTTACGTAAAGGTATTGACATAGACATTCAACTTCTGTATGATTCACTTTATCAAGACGACAAACACTGTCGCAATAGATAAACAATTACTCCCTGTCATGAGATTAACTTCCACATGGGATAACGTGGCTACTACGTGAAGTGGCATTTAATTCAAAGTTTCGGAATCCTTCACGTAATTGGTAAGCAGGGATTCCTTATTTAATAAAATATTAAATTATATTGAGATAACATGAGAGCATTAACAACTTGGGAGAAAGTAATTGTCTGGTTTTTAATTATCTCAGTATTATTTTACTCTATTTACCCTTACTACATTTTCTTGTTTTAAGAACAAGATTCAGGGCTTATCAAATTGACGTTCTGAATCGGGTACTCCGCTAATTAGCTCAAGCTGAGTTTAAACATAAATTGAGCCTGTGTCAGCCGAACTGTGTGGCATCACGATAAGAGTGGAATAACACAGGGTAAGTAGCAGTTACCATCAGGTTTGTCAGAGTCCTTAATAACTGACAACATTTTAGCCGTTTAGGCATGACTCAGTAGCACCTAAGAGCTTTTGTAGAAGTACATAAAGGTTAACCCCAAGCGCGGTTAGTTTGGTATCTTAGGTCATTAGCAACCTTGCACAAGAATTGATTCTCTGCTTGGATTGTGAGTGTTCCGCCACTTTAAATGCGGATTGAAAAATACATTACTAATCTTAGTTGCAACGTGTTGTAATTTAGGTAATGTGTGAAAAACATCTATCGGTTGTCACGTACTGACGGAGGTGTTGTTCTTCGGAACAGAATGCTTTTAAATGTCTTATCGAAAGGTAACACAACCTATCCTTCCATAACGTGATTGGATTTGCAATAGGTAAGATGACTGTCAGGAAAGACTGACAACGATTACTTTGAGTAAATTTATTTACGATTACTCCTAGCAACCTCACACATAGTACACACATCGAATAAAATAAGCCTTACATAATGATTATAAAGGTAACTCAGTGTACGATTCTCCTGTGTTGTGAGTGTTGTGTTTTTATTCTAAATGCAAGGACAATACAATGTTTGAAATGAAGATATATGTTTCTCATTGGTGTTCTCCTTGTGCTCAAACAATTAAGTATCTTGATAAGTATTACCCTTACATGAAATATTTAATTGTCGATGTTGATGAATCCCCAGAAGAAGGGAAGAACAACAAAGTCAAGAATGTTCCAACAATCTGTTTAGAATCTCAAGGAATAGAGGTTGAGAGACACGTAGGTTTCTCTAAAGAGGTTTTGGACATGTTGGTGTTTAAGAGTACGTTATATTAACAACAAAATATTAACTTCCTATTAAGGATATTTAAAATGAAGAGTATTCAACTGTTTTTAAACAGTGGAGCTTCTGTTGTCATCTATACAGGTGGTGCAGGAAAAGGTGGTTCTTATACAGGACTGCTCAAGTTAAAAAAATATTTATTAGAAGGTAATTCTTGTGCTGTAGTCATGAGAAACAAACCAGACCTAAAAACATATGGTGGAGTGTTTACCACCTCTAAAGAAATTCTATCGAAAGAAATTCATTATGAGAATAAACCAGAGTTATTTCTTATTATGAAGAATGGTGCCACGTTATCTTTTTTAACACCAGAAGAACTTGTTGGTAGAAAGTTTGATTACACATTCGTAGATAATGCAAGTCAAGTTGATGAAGCTTACACATTAGAATTTTTCTCCAAAAGAAGTAATAAACAACTTATCATGAATACAAACTCTACAAAGGACAGAGGTTTCATCTTTAACCTTGTTAAACCTTATTTAGTAGAACACGAAGATTATTATGAGTTCGACAAAGAAAAGAATGGTTGTATTTATGATGGTGTTCAGGTTATTCACGGTACATGTGAAGACAATATAGAGATTTTAGATAGTTATCCAGACTATATTAAAAACCTGTCAAACCTGTCTCGTTTAGATTCATATAGACTGCTATATGGTCATTATGTTAAATCCTTATGATTTAAAAACCAATTTTTTAATCTAAATGTAGGATAAACATTTAAAAGAATGGATACGATTGGTGACAGGGGAGGTCTTGAAGACTTCAGTCATTCTATTGATAGTTTACGAATTAAACACTTTCCTGTAGACTATCATGTTTACGTAAAGAGGATAAGTGTTTTGATTAGTGAAAGTATATTATGTTTGGCAATGACAGCGTTCATGGAAGCTCGCGGAGAACCCTCAAAGGGTAAATATGGAGTGATGGAAGTTGTTCACAATAGAAGCAAGCATAACAATTACCCCAATACGTATTGCGGTGTAGTTAAACAGAAAGGTCAGTTTTCTTGGTATAAAGGTTCTAATTCTTTGAAACCTCCTAAGTATGAAAAAGAAGCTTGGGATGAGAGCGTTAAAGTCGCAAAGAATTTTTATACAAATAAAACGAATTATACAAAAGGAAGTCTTTACTTCAACCACCAACGTCTTGGAGTACGTTTCCAAAAGACCTTGAAGGTTAAGATTGGTAATCACGTATTCTTTTGAATAAAAGAAATTTTTAAATAAATTGATAATAATACTAGGATGCCTTTGGTGTCCTTTTGTTTGTTTTAGGATTAAAACTTTTGCTTTCTTAGGAGTTGTTGGGATGAGTAATGTATTTGCTGACTGGTATGAAAGCAATGAGGGGTGTGGTAATGGAATTTACGAGGGAAATACACCTAAAGAAAAACTCAAAGATTTATTCTTTAGTGGTGACATGTCTAAGTACACTATTGTTTATACAACAGCAATCCCCAGTGAATCTATTGTTGGATTAAGCCTTCAAATTGTCTTAACAGAAGATAATACAAAGTTTGTCGTAATTCCTGTTGAGAGTAGTAAAGAGACTGGTTCTATACCGTATAAATTCCCATCCTACTCCGTAGACTTTATGTTTAAGAACAACATTGATTGTTTTGATAATATAGAAGAAGCAAAAGTATTTATTAAATAGGATATAAATAAAATGGCAGATGAACTAGATAAGATTAAATCAGGGCAGCCTGTTAAAGATTACTCATTAAAAACCCTTAAAGCTAAATCCAACCCATTAGTTGCTAAAGCATTAGCTGTTATGGAACAGTTTATGGATGACCCTAAAGTAAGTATTAAAGACAAAGCTGCTATGGGTATGAATATTGTTAAGACACATATTGTAATCTTAGACAAGGAAGAAAAAGCTGACTTTCAAAAGATTCATAAACAAAATGCTGTACTTAAAAACAATCAACTTATTCGTCAAGAGCTTGAAGCTGAACATGGTGAAGGGTACAAAAAGTTAACTGATTTGGAAGACGATGATACTCCAACATTAGATATGGGTTATCACTTTTTAGAACAGGGCGACAAACCCTTAAATTAATTTAGGGGAATATTTTGGCAAGAACACAACAAAGAAAACAGGTTGTTGAGAAACCCAAATTTGGTGCTACAAGTTATAAGCAAGCACTCTTCTTAAATACTGATGCTTTCTTCACTGTATATGGTGGAGCAGCGATGAGTGGGAAGAGTTACACTGGACTATTAAAATTCTTAAAATGGTGTGATGATCCAGACTTTGTAGGTTATGTGTTTCGTTTACATGCAACTGACTTGAAGAAAGAAGGTGGTGCATTCTGGACTGCTGTTAAGATTTTCCAAGCATTCAGAAAAGGTACAACATACACACAACAACCTATGGTGATTCGATTCCCTAGTGGAGCATCTGTTTCATTCTTAGGTATGGATGATAAAGCTGGTCGAGATGCTATTCAAGGTATTGAGATTTCAGCAGCAATGTGTGACGAAGCAACACACTTTATCGAAGAAGATATTTGGTGGATTGTTTCTCGTCTTCGTACTAATGCAAAAATGAAACCTTGTATTTGGTTAACATGTAACCCTGACCCGTCTTCGTATATTCTTAAGTGGATTAATGATTTCTACATCCATCCAGAAGGAACATACATTGATGATGAGCTTGTAGAAGGTAGACCTAACGAAGATGTGAACGGTGTTGTTCGATACTACTTACGTGTAGGTAATGACCTTAAATGGGGTAATTCATTCGAAGAACTGTATGATAAATATCACACGAAGTTCGGAACAAATCCTATCACTGGTGAAAACCTCTGTAAGCCTAAATCTTTTGTATTTATTGGAGCTAATTGTTTCGATAACCCAGAAGCGATTAAGAAGAATCCAGACTATGTTGCTCAATTAGCATCACAACCTCGTGTTACGATGGAACGATTATTAAAAGGTAACTGGTATGCTTCTGAAGAAGAGAGTGGTTACTTTAAGAAATCTTGGGTTACACAGTTAAATCCGCATATTCCCGAAGATATGTCTTACCTATCAAAAGTAGTTAGACGAGTTCGTTGTTGGGATATGGCATGTTCTATACCATCAGAAGCTTATCCAGACCCCGATTACACAGCAGGGGTGTTAATAGCTAAGACAAAAGATGGAAGATTTATTGTCGAAGATGTTGTCAGATTTAGAAAACGTGAAGGTGAAGTTGTTGATGAGATTATAAAAATCTCAAAGCAAGATAACAAACAGTTTGGTAGTGTAATGACATACCTTCCAACCGATCCCGGTGAAGCTGGTAAAAGTATCAAGCATCAACGAGCTAAAGAGTTTGCGAATGCTGGTCTACCTGTCAAGTTTATGAAACCTAACACTAAGAGTGGAAAACTTGTACGCTTCCTACCTTTCTCAGCAGCTTGTGAAAACGGTATTGTTTCAGTTGTTAAAGGTGATTGGAACGATGACTACTTTACAGAGTTAGAAAGATTTGATGGTGTAAGTAGACGCTATCATGACGATCAGTGTGACGGAACATCTGATTCTTTCAACGTCTTAGCAACAACTAAAGAGTATAAAAAACTTAACTTAGCCCTTATAGGATAACGATAACAGATGGCAACACAACAAGAGAAAGAGAAGGGTAAAGTACCATCTGAAATTGGAACTACAGGTGTTTATTCAAAGAACATCGGTTCATATTTCGATGAGGGTGTTAAAGACCTAACCTTCCCACATTCATTAGATACATACGACAAAATGGCAATGGATGTAACGATTGCTTCAGCATTGAATGCTGTTAACGTTATTGCTAGTCGTGTACACATCTATGTTGAATCTTACGATCAATCTAATGTTCATAAGAAACGCGCTGATTTTGTCATGCAGTGTCTTCAAGATATGGAAGATGGTGAGAGCTTAGAGAATATTGTTCAAAAGGCTTTAACATTAAATAAGTATGGTTTCTCCATTCTTGAGAAAGTCTTTCGTAGACGTAGACACAAGAACGGTAGTAAGTACGATGATGGTAAGATTGGTATTAAAGCTCTCCCAATGCGTAACCAACACAGTATTAGTGGTTTTAAGTGGGATGAAAACTTCCGTAAGGTAGAGGGGTTGTATCAGGCTAATAGACCTAAACCACCATCATATTACAACTACTTTGCTAACAACATTAAAAACCCTTTACTGTTTAAACCAACAGAGAATGATACGTTCATTCCTCGTAATCGTTACCTACACTTCAAAGCTGACTTATCCAGTGATCTCCCTGAAAGTGTTTCTCCTCTATATGCCTGTTATGGTGGATGGAGAGAACTTCAAAGACATAAGGATATGGAAAACATTGCAGCATCCAAGAACATGAATGGTATCTTGGTTGGTCGTATTCCACAAGAGTACCTTGCTGCTGATGCTGATGAAGACATGAAGAAAGCTGGTGACATTGTTAAAGGAAGTTTAAGTAAGCTTGCGGTAAATGAGCAAGCAGCTATTGTTCTTCCATCTACACGTTCTGATGATGCACATGGTTCTTTGGATTGGGATGTTACAACATTACAGTCATCTAGTTCTCATGTCACTTCAATCTCAGACATTGTTAAACGCTTACAGAATGAAATCTTACAATTAATGTTTGCTGACATTCTACGTTCTGGTGATGAAGTTACCAACGTTTCTAAGAACAAGAAAAGTATGCTTAACATGCTTGTTGAAACAAGAGTTCAAGAAGTTTTACGTGTTCTTAACAATGACTTGATTCCAGAGTTATTCAGACGCAATGGTTGGGATGATTCTAAACTTCCTACATTACGTTACGGTGAGCTTGAAGAAGTTGATATGGCAGTATTTGCTAAAGCAATGCAGCAACTTAAAGCAACTAAGCTTATCCCTGTTACTCCTAACGTTATCAATCGTGTTCTTGAGATCATGGGATTCACTTATCGTGTTCCTGATGATATGACAAAAGAAGAACTTGATGAGCTATTAGGCGTAGAGGATGACGATGATTCTAGAAGTGGGGATGGACTTGCTAAAGGCTCAGGTAACGGTACGTCAGATAATGTCTCTGAAACAGACAACAATGCTAACAATTTAAATAAGAAATAAGGGGAAATAATGGCTAAACGCTCATTAGCTCATCTTTCAAAGAAGGTGTTTAATACGCCATTGTTTATCACTCAGGAAAGTTTAGCACCGATTGCTGAATACTTTGCTGACCCTGAACGAACAATGAAGTTAGCACAGTTTGAAACAGATGTTGAAGAAGTTCAATTGATGCGTAGCGACTTCGGAGATGAAGAAGCTTATCGTCAGTACAAGTTAAAACAACTTGGTGTAAATCCTGAAACAATGGTCGGCACTATTGATATTAAAGGAACACTTGTTAACCGAGCTGGACAAACACAAGCATGTGTTGAATTAACATCTTACGAGAAGATTAAGTCAACATTTGAAGCTCAAGTTGCAGAAGGCGTTAAGACTGTAGTATTCATGCAAGATAGCGGAGGTGGTGAAGCTTACCGTTTATTCGGTACTTCAAAAGCTATTCGTAAAATGGCAGATGATAATGGTGTAAAAATCATTTCTTACATTGATGGTTTATCTGCTTCTGCAAGTTACGGACTATCTTCTATCGCTCATGAAATCATTGCTAACCCTGCAAGTCGTGTCGGTAGTGTTGGTGTTGTTATTCAACTCTATAACGATTCTAAGATGTTAGACAATATCGGTATTGAACGGTCATTTGTTTATGCTGGTAAAAACAAAATTCCTTTTGCTAAGGATGGTTCTTTCACAGAGGATTTCATTTCTGGTTTGCAAAAGAGTGTAGATAAAAGTTATACACAGTTCACAAAATTCATTGCCACAAATCGTAATATGACGGTTGAATCGGTAGTTGAAACTAATGCTCAAGTATTTGATGCAGATGAAGCTTTAGAAATTGGTCTTATTGATAAGATCATGGAAATTGAGGATTTCGATCTTTACATGAAGGGCATGATAAATCAATCAAAAGAAAACACAATCTCATATGAGGAAAATATGACAGACGTTACAAAGAACGCTGGTGGCAATGACGATGTTACTGCACAGCTAACAGAGCAACTTACTACTGCTCAACAACTTGTTATTGAGAAAGAAGGTTTAGTTGCTGAACTAACAACTCAGAAAGAAGAACTTGAAGGTAAGTATTCTGAACTAGAAAAGCAATTGACAGAACTTCAAGGTGCTAAAGAAGCATTAGAAACAGAGTTAGCAACTCTTAAAGCTGATGCTCTACAAGCAGAACGCAAAGCCAAGTTGGAATCTGTTCTTGGTTCTGAAAATGATCAAGTTGCTACACTATTAACTACTACAGCCGGTCTTGAAGCTACAGCATTTGATGCGATTGTTTCAGCACTAGAAGCTAAAGTTGAAAAAGAAGATAAAGAGATGGAAGAGCTTGGTAATTCAAATACTAAGAAAGCTACTACTCCATCATTCAATGACATTCTTGCTGAACGCATGAAAGCTAAAAACCAATAATTAAAGGATAAATATAAATGGCTGTATTTCAAGAACAAGATGCTCTAATCATCCCTACAGATGTATTTGGGGCTGAACCTTCAACTGACGCTGGTTATGCTCGTGAAGTTGTTACCCTAACCCTAGCTTCTGGTGACACTGTAAACGTTGGTCGTCTATTGGTGATTGACGATGTTGAAAAGACCGCACGTTTCGCTGTAGCTGCTGATGTATTCGCTACTGACGCTGTTGTTACAACCACTCGTCTAGGTATCTTCTTAGGTCGTGATCTTAATACTAATGGCGCTGGTCATCGTTCATACCTAGAAGCTTCATTCGCTGAAGATGGTGCTGAACTGGATGTTGTGGTAATTGATCGTGGTTATGGTAGTGGTCAAGTTGCAGAAGGTTACTTACATTTAGGTGAAGCAACTGTTCCAGCATCATTCTTCCACAATCAAACTGCTGATGTGCAAAAAGCTCTTCGCACTAAACTGAAACTAGAGAATGGTTTCAAAATGCAACGTCAAGTAAAACCTCTTTTAGCAATCGTATAATAACTTAAGGATATAACAACAAATGGCAGTAGTTCAAAATATCGACTTTGATCCATCTACACTCGTAACGATTGATGATGCGATCCTAAACTCAATCCCTAAGCGTTATGGTCGTATCGCTGAAAGTGGTCTTTTCACTGAAGAAGGCATTGTAACTGACACTTATGCTTTCCGCTACAACGATGAAGACGTATCAGTAATGACTGGTACTAAATCTCGTCTAGGTCGTGAAGCTGATCGCGTTAACACTGGTAAACAAAAACGTGCGCACTTGTCTGGTATCACCTATAAACAAGAAGGTGCTATCATGTACGAAGACATCGCTAACCGTGTTCGTGATTGGGCTAGTTTAACAACAGAAGCTCGTAACTATACAGTTGCAGACTTGATGGCTGAGAAGCTTCCTCCTATCCGTCAATCAATGGAACAAATGGAAGAGTATTCTCTTTTAACAGCTCTGCAAGGTCGTACTCTTGACCCGTATGATGATTCTGTTGAAATTGATATGTTTGCTAATCTGAACAAGACTCGTACAACTCTGACTTTCGATCTTACTGCTACAGCAGATGTTCTAGGTCAGATTACAGCTCTTGTTAACCAGTTGATGACTGCTCAAACTTACGGCTCTGGCTTTACTGGTGTTGAAGTTATGATTGGTGAAGCAGCATTCTCTGCTCTAGTAGCTCACCCACAAATCGTAGCTATGTACGAAGCAGCTTACACTGGTACTGGTTCTGAGTATATCAACAACCCATTCATCAATGGTCGTGTGAATGAACTTAACCGTTCTGTGTTTGGTTTTGTTCGTTCTGTCACTATTCATGGTGTAACCTTCTCTACATACCCACAGAAGTTTACTCGTTGGGATCGTACTGCAATCACTCCAATTGCTGATAACAAAGGTTTCACTGTTCTACGTGGTGTTGACGGTTTGTATCAAGCTAAGTATGTTCCAGCTCCATACCTAGACTACATTGGTACTCAAGGTCAAAAGCTTTACGCTTGGCAAACTCCTGTTAAAGATCGCACTCACTTCGAGTTCTATCTTGAGAAGCATGCAATCTACTTCATGTCTCAACCAGAGTTGTCTTTAGACATCACATTCACTCTACCTACTCCTTAATTGAAGTAGTGTAGTCTGGGATAATATGGGGAGTTTTCTCCCCTGTTATTCTAAAGGGATTTTATTTAAACACAAAGATTCTTTTAAAATAACACAAGAATATTAAGGAATATTATGGACATCGTTGTTACTGACCCAGACAAGATTTGGGAACTTAGACTTTACTTAGGTGATCTTGGTGATATTGAACAAGGTGAAGATCAATTCCTTAGTGATGAAGCCTACCAATACTTTATTACCAAATATACAAAACCTGATGGAACATACTATTTCAGATCAGCATTAATGTCTGCTGGAATGTCTATCCTAGCTCAACTAGCTGGACAAGGTGCAAGACAACGTGTTGGTCAAGAAGAAATCTACGGTAAAGAGCTTGTAGATTCTTGGGTTAAGTTCTTGCAGATGCTTCAGAAAGGTAAGTATCAAGGTGGTGGTAGTCCAACGATTTACGTTGGTGGTGTTCTTCGAGAAGCCACAGCATTCTACGCACGTAATCCTGAGTTTATTGATAGCCCTTTCTATCGTGGACAACAAGCTCGTACACCATATTGGGATAGAAAGCGTTTAGAGTTTTGGGACACTGTTGTTGAACCAGAAGAACGTAGAACATTGTATCCGTACTCAACAACTCCTTAGAGACTTCTTATGGCTGTAAAGTGGAAAGATAATAAGACATACACAAAAGGTGATGGAATACAATTCTCCCTTGAGTATGACTTTACAGACCTTAAAGAGTTAAAGAAAAACCTTAACATATTAAAGAATAGGCACGTTAAGTGGGGTTGGTTGAAGAAGCAGAAACATGAAAGTGGCTTCTATGTTGCTCAATTAGCTTATATGCAAGAGTTTGGTACAAGTGGTGATCAGAAGATTCCAGCACGACCTTACTTTAGGCAAGCTATAGAAGAAACAAAAAAGACAGCTCACAAGCGTATTCAAATGTTGTTCTATAAAGCTCTACAGGGTCAAGACTTCACAGATGAGTTAAATCAGATTGGTTATAACGCTAAACAAGATTTCCATAATAGTGTTATGAAACAGAACATGAAGAAACTTTCTGAATTAACAATTGATCTTAAAGGACATGCTTTCCAGTGGGATGATACAGGACATATGCTTCAATCTTTTGATTATGAGGTTTATAAGTCATCTTTAACCAAACAAGAAGAACAAGCTAAATCTATTGCAAAGAATAAGGGTGGTTAGGTATGAAAATTCTAAGAGCAAAACTAGGAAAGAAAACTTACCCTGTTATTCGGGATGATGAATCAGTTGGTAGCGGTGTTTATGAAGATGGCGAATGGATTCCTCCACAAAAAAAAACTGTCTATATTAAAGCAAATATTCAACCAGCTTTTCAAGGACATTATACTAAGTTAAAGGAACGTGGATTTACTGAGAAAGAAGCAATCTTTATTTCTAGTAATCAATACATCTTTACTTCTCGTAGCGGTAGTGAACATCCATTGGAAGCTGATTTAATATTATATAACGATTGTTATTGGAAAGTTGCTTATACAATGCCTTACCAAAACCTAGGTTATCATGTTGAAGCCGTAGCTGTTAAAGTTTTAGATAGTGAAAGAGAAAGATTAATGGGTGATGTTTTCGGTAGGACTAATACAATAAATATTAACCCAGAAACACCTGTACCGAATGATCCAACTCCACCTTAACAGAAGGATTAGTTAGAATGTCAATCACGACACCAATTGTCGCTGACAATGAAAAGAATATTATAAGAGCGTTACAAGAGATTATTCCTGATTGTACATTCATTTTAGCTGGTAGAGCTGGCAGCCCTCCAAAGAATCCTTACTGTGTTGTCAGCATTTTAAATAGAAACAAACAATCTGTTCAGAGAACAAATACAACAAGATTAGATGTTAATGGGAATGGATGGCAAACAGTTTTAGTTGATTACCTTGTTACTTACACAATCACATTTGAGGGTGAAGCTAAGAGTAAGAGTGAAGAATGGTGTGATTACTTAGCGATTGCTTTAGATAGTGATTTTGGTCAAGAAGTGTTAGATAAATACGGTATGGGTTTTATGGATTACCAAGCAATTCCTCGTATTAATTTAAACATTAATGGTAATACTGCATTCATCAATGACACAATCTCTTTAACAATTTTAACAACAAGAATGGAAGATTTCCCTATTGGACATATTAATCGTGTTCAAGTTGAGGGGGATTTAAATTTTGTGGAGACATTTACTGACACCGACAAGATTCTTCTTTCTGATTCTGGCGAACAAATTATTTCAAGTTTAGTAAAAGTGGAGATTGATGTAGATGGCAACGGGTGAAATTAGAGTTGGTGATTTACCAACAATGACAGCAGAAGAGTTTACAGCAAACGACTTCTTATTTGCTATTGATAATGGAACAGATGCTAAAAAGATTTCTCGCTTAGATTTCACAACAGCCTTACAACCTATATTTAAAGGTGAAAAAGGTGATGCTGGTGCTGTAGGTGCAACAGGTGCTACTGGCGCTAAGGGTGATAGAGGGGAGAAAGGTGAAAAGGGGGATACTGGAGCTAAGGGTGCTACAGGAGCTAAAGGCGACAAAGGTGATCAAGGTTTCAATGGTTGGTCTCCTGTCTTATCTGTTGTAGCAGATAATAACCGTAGAGTTGTTAGGGTTGATTCTTGGACTGGTGGTACTGGAACACCTCCTGCAAGTGGTTTATATTTAGGCTCATCTGGATTAGTTTCTGATATTGCATTAGCTACTGATATTCGTGGTATTCAAGGACTGCAAGGTATTCAGGGTCAAAAAGGTGATAAGGGTGAGGATGGTGAAGACGGTAGAACAGTTTCTTCTATCACTTTCAACCCTGATATGTCAGTAACAGTTACTTATACAGACACAACAACAGTAACATCTGATACACCACCTAAGCAATATGGTTGGGCAAGTTATAAAGATGGTGTTTATACAGATGCCTCCCCTTTAGTTATTGCCACTAACACTCAGGTTGTTTTACCTAATAGTGCTGGTGTTAAACTTGAAACAAACTTACCTACATCGGTTACTACATTCTATAACCCAACAACACAGAAATACTTATTACAAGACCCACAAGGTTTTTATTCTGTGCGAGTTAGATTTAAAGTTCAAGCTGGATCACAGGCGGATTACATTAACATTTCAATGAGTAAGGACACAACAGAAAATCCTTACAGTGAAGATCGTTTAGTAAGAGGTGACAGCTTAATTCAGGATATGAATTTCAGTACAGTAATATATGGTGACACACCTTTATCAACTAATGGGTTAACAATTAGAGTTAAAACTTATAGTAGAGCAATGTCCATCTCCAATATTGAAGTTACTGTGTCAAAATTAATCTAATAGTAACAGGAAGGTGTTAATGCAAAATTTAAGAAACACAATCCCTGTTGTTGTTAATGTAAGCATCAATAAAAAAGAAGTTAATCGTTATGCTTTTTATACTCCTGCTTTTATATCTGAAAACGATGAAGTAGAAAGAACAGTAGAAGTTACCTCATTAAAAGAAGTTATAGATAAAGGTTACAGTAAGGATTCTAACGCATACGCGTATTGCGCTATGGCTTTCTCTCAGAAACAAAGAGTTGATTCTGTAGTGTTAGTAGCTAAGCGTAGTATAGAAACGTATGTAGAGGCTTACAAAGCTTCTCACAACACTCTTTATTACTACATTACACTAGAAAGCAAAGAGATTTCAGACATCCTATCATTATCATCATTCTTGCTGACAGAGCGCGATGATAAGTTAATCTTCTTCACAAAATATGAAGATGTTACAGCACAAGTTAAGGGTATTTCAAACCTAGTATGGTGGTGGGATGCTCAATCTTGGTTGTGGAGTAGTTGGGATGTTGTCCTCTGGGACAGTTACTTAGAAGTTACAGCAACATCCTTAAAGTACCCCGAAGCAGCTTGGATTAGCTATTGTGCTAACGTGTTCCCATCTCAGATGCAATGGTTAGGTAAATCATTAAATGGTGTTGATCCTATAGACACACCAACAATTCCTTCTTCAGCATCTTTTATGAACAGTATTGATGGGATTGACTTCTACACATGGGGTAGTGGAAAGACTTGTGATGGAGAATGGATTGATCACAAAGTCAATGATGATTGGATTAAGTGGGCTATAAGAAGAAATGTTTGGAAGCTGCTGAAAGACTCCCCTAAGATTTCTGCAACACGAAATGGTGATGATCAAATTGAGATGAAGATTAAGGAAGTTTTAGAGTTCAACCTTAGACAAAATGGAATTATCTCATACAAGGTTTACAACCCACAATTAAATAGACAACAAAGGAAAGTATCATTCGACTTTTCCTATGAAAGAGAACACGCCATTGTTGGTGTTGTTACAGTAAATGGGACTCTGTACCCCTAACAATAATAAATGTTAATTAACAAACCGCACCACAAACAAAGGAAACAAAATGGCAACGATTGATAATGTTGTTAAGGTTGAGATTGTTCGTCAAAGTAACAATGTTACTGTTCGTGACTTAGAAACAATCTTATTTTTAACAAAACACACTCGATTCACAGCAGATGAAGATTACAGAATCTATGAATCAACTACCGCTATGTTGGAAGATGGATTTCTAACAACAGATGTAGCATATATTGCAGCACAAAGAGTTTTTGCTCAAGACCCTCGACCTAGTAAAGTTGTTGTTGGTGTTGTTAAAGACGGTGAAACTTACGTAGAAGCTCTTGTACGTCAACAAGGAGCGTATAATAAGTTTTTATATGTCATCACTGATACTGCTACGGATGCAGAAAAGGAAGCAATTGCTGATTATGTAGAAACTCAATCTCGTATGTTCTATGTATTTAGTGATAGTAATGCTGCAACTTATACCGCTGCAACAACAGACATTTTTAGCAAGTTAAAAGCTAAAAGTTATGATCGATCATTCGGTATTTACACTAAAGATGGTGTGAGTAATGCAATGATTGAAGCAGCTTGGGTTGGTCGATTCTCTGCTGAACCTATTGGTAGTGCTGTCTGGATTTACAAAGAGCTTGATGGTGTTATTGCTGACGGGTATACAGCAACAGAAGAAGCTTACCTGCAATCTAAGAATGCTAACTACTACACAACTGTAGAAGATGAAAGTGTTGTTTTTGGTGAGAACAAAGTGGTTGGTGGCGAATACATCGATGTAATGCTTGGAGCAACATGGATTGAAGTTCGTACGGGTGAACGTATCTGGGGGTTAATCAAAGCTCAGAACAAAATCAACTACACTAACGCTGGTATTTCGATGGTTGAAATTAAACTTCGTGAAGTACTAGATGAAGCTGTAGCAATGAACATCCTAACTGCTGATGACCCTATCCGTGTAGTTGTTCCTAACGCTAACAACATCCCATCATCTACTCGTAATACTCGTATCCTTTCAGGTATCACTTTTGAAGCTCGTCTTGCTGGTGCTATTCAGAAAGTTGATGGTATTCGCGGTACAGTTTACGCTTAATAGGAGAATTATAAATGGCAAATGGTCGTCAGGCTGGTAGCTTAGTACCTTCTCAGGTATTAGCTGTTATCAGCCATACAGCAACAGGTGTTACTCACGTTGTCGAAGGATATGCTGATGACACAGCAATTGACATTGAGCGTGGTGAAGCTGCTTGGACACACTCAGTAGGTACAGATGGTTTTGTATCATATGTTCATAACATTGATGAAACAGCTATGGTTACTTTACACCTAGCACAAACTTCATCTTCTAACGATGTGTTATCCCGTATCTATGAATACGATAAACAAAACCTTCGTGGTCAAGGTTTGTTCGCTATCTCTATTATTGATAAGAGTGGTCGTACAGCTTTGTTTAGTACACAAGCTCGTGTAACTATGCTTCCAAACCAATCATTCGGTGGAACATTAGCTACTAACGATTGGCAAATTATCATGCCGTATTCGGATTGGCATGTTGGTGGTAACACTCGCGCGGGAGCTGATGTACAACAAGTGTTGGAACAATTAGGTTACGTCTTAGATGAAGATTGGTTGATTAACTAAGATCAATAATCAATTAAAATAAATAGGAAATACAATGACACGAGAAGTTGCAAGTTATGCCCCAAGCCTAGTTGAAGTTTCTTTGTTTGGTGTTCAAATGGAAGGCTTCTCATCTGAGAGTGTTGTAAGAATCACTAAAGAGGAAGTTACAACAACTCTTGAGGTTGCACAAGATGGAAGTGCTAAAGCTACTGTAAATAAATATACTCCATATCGTGTCACTGTATCCCTTCAAAGCACATCATCAGCTAACTCTTGGTTGCACTTGATTTATAAGTTGTATGAGAGAGCTGGTGTTGAATTTAAGATGCCATTAAGTATTAAAGACAAAAGTGGTGACACTAACTTCTTTTGTACTGATGTATTCTTTGAGACAGTACCAGATAAAGAGTTTAACAGTACAATGTCTGTGAGTGAATGGTCATTCCTTTGTATATCTCCAAGTTACACTTATGGTGGTAATGTTGAACCTGATCAAATCATTGAAACATTACAATTACTTGCTGGAGCTTTAGAGGTTGCAAACATGTTTGGTATTAACCTTAGTAGTTTTACTGACCAACTAACCTCATTTCAACAAGGTGCTGTATCTAAACTTAAGGAGATGTTCTAATGCTTGGGCTAATTGGAGAAGCTAAAGACTTCCTTAAAGGTGTTGTTACAAAGAAAACTAAAACTTATGATCCATCTAAAAACAAAGTTATTGTTGCGGAAGGATTAGAGTTAGATGGGATTATATCAGCAGAATTATCAGAAGATACTAAGACCTCAACCGTAAAGGGTGTTGACGCTCAATATTACGCGATTGTAGAGGACTTTAGTGAAGTTACCTTGTCAGTTACCTTACTAACAACATCGCGATGCTACAGTGCTCTACAGACGCTAGACGTGATGTTAAAACAAGAAAAAGCAGTATTACCCATCACTGTAATCGAGAATGGTGAAGTGGTTGATTCTTTTGTTGGAAGTATTCTTTCATTAGGTGGAAGAACCTTAGACAAAGAAGGCAGTGCTAAAACAGTTGTTTTCTCAGTTAAAACAAGACGTGCTATCACTGGAAATGAGAAAGCTAAAATCACAACTGAAACTGCACCAACTGGGTATGACGGAAATGCCACAAGCTTCCCTTATAATCAAGGTGCTGATGATATTGTGAGAAGACCTCTACTGAATGTTAATCAGATTGGTAACGAATAAATTTAAATGAAAATTGGAGAATAAAATGTCAGATAATTATAAAATCGTAGAAATTAAAGATAAGAAATACATCCTAGAACCTTTTCTTGGTAAGAAAGGATTTAAGATTAAACAAAAAGTTGTACGTCTCTTAGCACCTGTACTTAAAGAAGTTGGTACATTAAAAGAAGATAATACAATCTTAGAATATTTAGCTGTAGCTGTGCAATCAGTTATGGAGCATTCAGATGATGATTCATTATTTAACTTAATTGAAGAACTTCTAACTGGAGCTAAAACAGAATCAGGTAAGATTGATTTCGATACTGAGTTCTCTCAAAACTATGTAACCCTCTATAAACTTGTTGCTGAAATCGTTCTTTATAACTACAAAGATGTTTTTTCGGAACTCGGTATGAATGTGGGTTAACAGTCCCCGAAAATTCATCATCGAGGGTAAATCCTAACGAGTTAAGAAGGTTAGAGCAAGATTGGTCAATGCCTGTTGAGTGGTTAATCATCTTACAACAAGAAAAGATTGATGTTGTTGCAACATATAACAATTTGAAAAACATGTCAGTTGAAGAAGTTCAGGATGTTCTTGAAGCTTTAGATATGCGTAAGATGTATAAGATTGAAGAAATCAGAATCCAAAAAGAACAAGAAGCTAAGAATAATAGGAAGTAGGGATTATGGCTCAAACTGAATTAACAAGAATGTTTGCATCACTTGGATTCAAAGTTGATGACACTGGTGCTGCACAGTTTGAATCAAGATTACGTACTCTACGTGAAAACTCTGCAATGTTTGCTCGTAACTTAGGTGTTGTTGCTAATAAACTAACCTTAGTTAAAAAGAAAGTTGATGCTCTTAATAGAAGTTTAGCTTCTGATAGTAAGAGCTCTAAGAGTAAGAACAACAAAGGAATGTCTGAAAGCTACAGTCGTTTAGCTAATTACGTTGAACGTGTTGAGCAATCACACAAGAGTATCACAACTCATGAACCTGTTCTTGTTAAAGCTTTAAACAACATTCGTACTACTGTATGGAAAGGTAGTAATGCTTGGGAAGCATATCGTAAGAATGTTTCTTCTGCTAACAACGAGATGCGTAGCTTTAAACAGTCTATGGCTGATATGCGTAGAGGTACTGGTAGTGTTGCTGTAAACAACAAGTATTACGGTGGTAATCAGACTTCACCTAGACCATCTGTAGCGCACCCTACACAGTCACCTACAAGTGCTGCTGGCGGTGCAATGATGTTCGGTGCTTTGGGTGGAGGTGTTAAAGACTTCTTCCGTAGTATGACTCCAGCTACAGCAATTGCTGGTGGATTAGTATCAACAGGTTTTGCAGCTAAAGAAGTTGTTCAACGTGGTCGTGAAATGACTAAGATGAATAATGTTCTTTTAATGGCAGCTAGTGGTCAAGAACAATATGCAGAAGCCTTACAGTTTGTAAATGAAGAATCTCATCGTCTTGGTCAAAGTACACAAGAGATGGGTATGGCTTTTGGTAAAGTCTTACAATCAGCTCGTGGTAAAATGAAGTATGAGGATATTGAGAAAGTATTCACAGGCTTCGGTGAGTTGATGACAGCTATGGGTGCTAACGTAGATGACCAGAAAGGTATCTATCGTGCATTCGGACAAATGCTTACTAAGGGTAAGATCGAAGCTGAAGAAGAAGGACAAATGGCTGAACGTGGTCTTCCAGCTAAAGAGTTGATTAAGCAATCAGCTATGGAAGTCTACGGTGTTGATAGTGCTGGTTACGAAAATATGCGTCAAAAAGGCGCAGTTAAGGTTGAAGATATCGCTGTAAACCTCTCAGAAAGAATGAGAGCTATGGCAAATAACAATGATGCCTTAAACAAGATGCTTCAAACCTCTGCTGTTGCTCAACAACGATTCATGAATGCTATTGATAAGTTGTCTCAAACTATCATGAGTAGTGGATTGGATAAATCTTTATTCTATGTATTCTCTGGTATGGCTAAAGTCCTAGAGCTTATTGAACCAATGATTAAAGGTTTTGGTTTAATGACTAAAGGTGTGTGGGATTTTGGGGTTGGAGTTAAGAATCTTGCTTCTGCTGTAGATGGAAGATTACTTGTAGCACTTTCTGGTGCATTACTACTAATTCTCAGGTTCACGACTGCTGGTAAAGCTGCTACTAACATGTCTAAGCTGTTCGCCTTGCAAACTTCAATACTAAGCAGTAAACACATTACTCTTGCCAAAAGAATCGGAAAGACAACCTTAGTTGTTTGGGCGTTGTTTGAAGCACTATCTGCTTTAGAAAGAAGTAACTCTGGTGAAGTGAACTGGGTAACTCTACTTGGGATGCAGTTTCAGTTGTTGTTTGCAAATATTGATCTAGCATCTTCTAGGATTGATAACTTCTTCTTGAAAATGAAGTATTACGCTAAGAACCCTCTAGAATTGTTTGGTGATAGTAGTACCTTTAGAGCATCAAACATGATCCCTGACATTGGGGTTTTAGGATATGCTAAAGATGCTCTTAGAGCTGTTGAGAGAAAGTTTAAACCAAACAAGCCAGCAGATACCAGCAGATTCCCAAGTACCTTGCCAGACTTCCAAGAACCTAAGTCAACTAATAATACTGTGAATATCTTACTTAAAGATCAAGCAGGGCGTATTTTAGATCGAGGTTCTGCAAGACTTGGAGATTTAAGTCCACTAACACTGACACAACCTTAAGGAGAGATAATGATTTATAGTCTTAGAATTGCATCTACAGATGAGATCGTCTCCTTTAGTAGTGTTACGGATTTCAGTGAAAACCTTTCTGCAATTGTTACAATGCACGAAACCGAAGTTGGTTTTCCTATCTCTGATAATGTAGTGTTTTCAAACCCTGAGTTTTCAATCTCAGGGGTGTTCTCTTACTACAATAGTATGAAGAGAGAGATTGTTTTAATTGATGGTGAGTTTGTTGTTCGGGATGAAAGTAACAACCCTGTAGAAACTCACATTGATATTGAGAAGAAGATTAGAAATATATACGAATCTAAGCAGCCTTTCTCTATCATTAAGTCTACAAGTTTGGATGATATTAGCGGTACAGAAGTTGATCGTATTGATAGTTGTGTAATGCGAGGTTTAGTATTTAATACAACTGCTGATAGACATGGTGCAGTATTCCCTTCGATGCAAATTGTGCAAGTTAGACAAGCTACAGTTTTAGAAGAAGATGTTCCAAATGCAATCCCTCAGATTGTACCTATATTAAATCAAAATGCAACAAGTACAACTGCAAAACAATCAACTGAAACAGGTTCAGAAACAACACCAAATGAAAGCGTCACTAGCAAGACCGCTGCAACAAAAGCTGTTAAAGGTGATCCCGATGCAATCAAGAGACTAGCAAAAGCTCAGAGTGAAGTAGATTCAAAGATTACACAAACAAACCTCTGGGAAGCTATTAACAACGAGATACGTTCTGGTAATGTTAAAGCTGTTTCATGGAAGGTAATTCCAAGCCCTAACACTGGCGGTTGGGTTATTATGAAGCCAGAAAACTATTATACAGGGGCTAGATAATGACGGTAGATATAACCTATGTTGAGTTAAAAAACTTCTCTAAATATGTCTGCCCTGTTGATATATTTGGCGTTCCTTGCTTACTAACTGCTTCTTACAACAGTCGCAAAGGGCAAAGGTTAATTTCTTTAACCTCTTACGATGGTGAGATTGTTTATCTAAAACCAACATTCATTACTAACCTAGATAGAGTGTTCTTAAACTTCAACATGATTCTAAACGAGTTAGATGTTTATGTCACTCTTGAAGCATTAACTATTAATGGTGTTAAACAAACCTCTACAGATTATTTAAATTGGAGTAGTAGTTACAGACTTGCTTTTGTATCACTACCACCAACAGAGAGATTGGAAGGTTTTAGAAACTTAAGTGATATTGAGTAACCTATAACGTTTTGGAGAACAAATGAGAATACAATCAGGAAGATTATGTAAACTTGAATTTACAAACCTTGTGACAAAGAAGAAGTTTACTATTGATCAGAAATTGCGTATCTCATTTGAGTTCTTTAAAAGTGCTGATGAGAATACAAATTCATCAACAGGTAAAATCACCATCTTTGGATTAACACAAGCTACAGCAGAAAAACTTGGTGGTTATGTAAATAATAACTTTCAAACTGAAGTTGGGTTAAGTGTTGGTTATGAAGGTGACAAGGAAAACTTCCAAACTTTGTTCTATGCTGGTGTTACTTCTGAGATTAAATACACAAAAGGTCAAGGAACTTCTGAAACCACAATGAATGTTAGTGCAAACTTTAGAAGTTTCAGACTTGGTACAGTTCAGAGTAAACAGTATGTTAATACATCTATTGAAGAGTTGTTAAAAGATATTGGGGAAGTGTTTGGTGGTGAGTTCTCCCTGAAACTTACACCAGACCAAGAACAGAACTCAACAGAGTTACTTAAGATTATTCAACAAACAACTGTTTTGAATTGGTCTTTCTCAGGAACTCTTGGTGATTACCTTAAGAAGATTTGTGACAACTTTGGTTTATCTTACCACACAGAAGTTTTTGAAGATGGTAAAAGACATTACATGTTTTACATCTCAGATCAAAGTTATGTCGGGTTTTATACACCATTAATTGAAGCTATTAAAGATAACAAGAGGGTTCAACTTTCAGCAGATAACAACACTGAAAATCACAAGAAAGAAAGCATAAGAGTTCTTTACGAAGATAAAGACTCGAAGACAGCAGTTGTTCTTGGTTATGAAACTGGATTGGTTGAACAACCTTACTTAGATAGTAGAAATGTTAAAGTACCTTATGATACTAAAGTTTCAGAAAGTTTAGTTGTAGAAAGAAAGGCAATCAAAGCTGTTGTTGATAAAAAGACTGGTGAGCAAAAGAAAGACAAAGAAGGAAATTTACGTTGGACTAAACCCCCTAAGAAGATTACTGTCTATCGTAGATTCTTATCTGCTAAAGCTCTTATTAATCCAGACATTAAACCTTTTGGTATGGTGAGGATTGACACAGGCAATCCCAGAGCAGACGGGTTATATCGTGTTCGTAATTGCAAGTTTACAGGTGATACTCACGGACAAGCTTGGTATGTTGAGATGGAGCTTGAAGATACATCAGACTTTACTCCAGAGTTTAAACGTAAAGCTTTAGCTGGTGAAGAACAAGAAATAGAAGTGTTAGGTGGAGATGAAGAATAAATGGAAGTTTCATTAGAGAGTATTCTTAAATCCTTTGTCTCATTTAACATTAATCAAATCAACACTTGTATGGTTGGTGAAGTTGTTAATACAGACAACCTTTCAAATGGTTTTGTTGATGTGCAACCACTCGTTAATAAGCGTGGTGGCAACTACGACACTTACGAATACCCTGTTATCTCTTATGTTCCTGTAGTTATGCCAGCAACCACAACAGCAGGGATAATCCTTCCTGTTAAACGTGGCGATACTGTGCTCCTTGTGATTGGTCAACATTGTTTCGATCAGTTCAAACTCGGTGTGAAAGTTCCACACGACACTTTAGACTTAAGACGTTTTGATATTTCAGATGCAGTTGCTTTTGTTGGATTTAATACAACACAAGATAGTGTATGGAACTCAGATAACCACTCAAACAGTTATCAAGAGGGTTCTGTCAAGATTTACAACAATCTTGGTCAGGGTAATGAAACTTTTGTTGAGCTTTCTGAAGATGGTGTTGTAAAAGTCAAGAGTACAAAACAGATTGATGCAGATGCACCAGTTGTAAATGCAAAAGATATAAACATTGAAGGTGTTGGAAGTGTTAAGCAGTTTATGTTATCTCACACTCATAGATACTTTGATGACGGAAATCCCGCAGAAACATTGCCACCAACAAAGACAGGAGTTTAAGTTAAATGGATTACAAACTTACAAACGGTAAGCTCTCGTTGTTGGTGGGAGATATTCAACTAACTTCTGATTACTTTGATAGTGTTGCACAGAGACTTTATATTCGACTTAAATCAAATTATGGTAAATGGTTTTTAGACACAACTTATGGTGTTGATTACTACGGTAAAATCTTTGGTAAGGTTAAAAATAAAACTCGTGTTGATCTCTTACTTAAAGATGAAATCTTAAAAGAAGAAAATGTAGTTAGGATTACAAGATTCAGATCAACAATTGATACCCAAACACGTAATTACAGTTGTGATTTTACTGTTAAACTTGTCGGCATATCAACAGAAACTCAATACAGAATTATTACAACACAAAATGGTTTTGCCCTTTTAACTCAAAACGATAAATATATTACAACACCTTAGAGATATTGGAGAATACTAAATTGGCAAAATTTACAGAGAATGGTTTTGAGATTGACGGGTTAGTTCAAATCAGAGAAAGGTTAACAAATAGTGCGAATGCTAAGTTTGAACCATTGCTAAACGGACAAACATTATCAACAGATGATAGTAGTGTTATAGGTAGGCAGCTCGGTATTCTTTCAGAATCATTAGCATTACAAGAAGAAGCTTTACAAGCTGTAGTTACATCCTTTGATCCACAACAAGCAGCAGGGAGTATTCTAGATGATCTTGTCTACCTAACATTAGGTGATTATCGATTAGACTCTGATCCAGCTTTCGGTTTATTGATTGTGTTTGGTACTGTAGGTGCAACAATCAACGAAGGTGCTAGTGCAAGAAGTAAAGTTACAGGTGATGTATTTAACTTAGATAACCCTGTTATTTTCAATACTACCGCTTGTAACGGTGTTGAGTTTGATGTGGTTTTAAGCTCCGTAGAGAGCGTTTACAGATTAACCTATGGTGTTGAAGGTAAACCATCAGAAAACCCTCCTATCGAGCTGCTATCGCTTCCTACAGATACAAAAGAAACTTTAGCTGCACGAATTGCTCAGACAATCAACTCACAAACATCTGATCTTGTGGCTACAGTCACCAATTCAAATAAAGTTAATGTTTATATTAGAAACAGAATGGATGTAGGTTTCTTTAACACAACAGCAAACCTCCCTATTGAATCTTCTTACATGCCTGTCTATTCGACAAGTGCAACATACACAGCAGTTTCTCAAGATGCGGACACATTAACTCAGATTAATAGTGGTGCGACTTCTGGGTGGTTGAGTGTAACAAACCCTTACGCTACGTCAGAAAGTACACCCGTAGAGAGTGATACCGATTTACGTTATCGCTGGAGATTATCTAAGGCTTCGAATGCTTTTGGTGATTACGATGCAATGCTATCTTCTCTTCTAAGAGTTCGTGGCGTTAAGTTTGTAAATATTCAACAGAACATTACATCGCAACCAAATGGTGAAAGAATTAATCAGGGTGTAAGTATTGTTGTACAAGGCGGGGTTGGTCAAGATATTGCTAATGAAGTTTTTAGAAACCTACCGATTGGTACAGTTACAAATGGCACAGAGGAATATTTTGTTTCTGATATTACTGGTGTAAACCACTCAGTTAAAATATCAAGACCAAACTTAATCCCTATCAAAATTTCAATGTCTTTGAAAGCTCTACCAAACTTCCCAACGAATGGTAAGAACATGATCAAGCAAGCAATTGTTGATTATTTCAACTCTTTAGATGTTGGTGAAGATATTTTGTATTCTCGTTTATTCGAACCAATTAACTCTATTCAAGGTTTTAGTGCGAATAATTTAAGAATTGGTAAGGTTTCAGGTAATCTTGGTGTAGATGACATTGTTCTTAAGTTTAATGAGCTTGCAACAATAAGACCAGAAGACATTCTAATTGGTGGTAGTTAATATGACAGTAGATTTTATTGATTACACACAACTAGCGAGAACCAGATACACAGACTTGTTTAAAGGTGATGAGGTGTGGGATGCACTAATCACCTCTCAGACAGAAGTTATTAACTTTTACCAGCAACAATACTTAGATTTTGTTAGGAACGTTTTTAACATTGATAACAGTTTTGGTAAAGGTTTGGATTTCATTGGTGCTTTAGTTAAACAACCTAGAATACTTGTAGACTTTAATCAAGGTGTTCACTTTGGTTTTGAAGGGAGTTACAAGAGTGGAACTTTCGGTACTGTTGCAGACCCATCGGTAGGTGCTCCATTCTTCTCCAAATTAACTACAAACCAAGTTTCAGGTAAAGTTTTGAGTGATGAAGAATATCGTAGAGTTATTAAAGCTAGAATAATCTACAACAATTCAAATTGTAGAACAAACGAGTTCTTGCGAATTGTTGAGCTTCTAAGCTACTCAACCCAAAACAGCGTTTCTTGGGATAGACATGGGGTGATCAACTTGAACATTGTTGAAGATGGTATTGGGTTATTGTCATACTTCATTTCAAGAACTTGGTCAGATGACAGAATACTTCCTATTCCACTTGGTTATCGACTAGAACAAAACTACATTGGAACAGAACAAATTGGAGAATAATAAATGGCACTAATTCCAAAGCCTAATGTTAATATTAGATGGGCTGAAGGTGGAAACCAACTAGAACCATCATCAGAAGTTCAGGAGCTTGGTTTTGTTGTAGAGAAACCTCCTTACGAGGTAGTAAACTGGTTGCACAACAAACATGACACTGATGTAGCCTACTTATATCAAGAGGGTTTTGCTGATTGGGATATTGAAACAGAATACTCGAATACATCTTATGTAAAGTATGATGGGGTTATCTATAAGGCTAATCTACAAAATATTGGTAAACAGCCTGATACTAACCCTGATAATTGGAAAGTTGCTTTTGCTAACTATCAAGACTATTTAGACCTCTATCAAGACTTACAATATACAAAGAATGTGTCAGGATATGCTGATAATCTAGTCTATAAAGACTCCCCCGTAATGACTGGTAAAGCTGTTGGTACATCATTCTCAGCTAATTCTGGCATTGGTACTAATGATGGTTATCAGTTTAATAATCATAGTCGAGATGGACTATTTCACAACGGCATAAACCCTGTAGTCTTAAATGATGGTGCAACAGTTGCTTCGTTTAGTGGAAATACCAACACCCCGTCAGCTAAAGATGTTGTTACTTTTGACATGCTTCAGAAGTATTTAGAACTGTATAAAGTGGGGGATTTGTATTTAACCTCTGAGGTTGGTAATCCATCAGAAAGACTCGGTTACGGTTCTTGGGTACGGTATGCGGAAGGTAGGGCATTAGTCGGTTACAGTAGTAATGTAACAACATCTGTACCTGATTGGGTCAAAGTTGCTGGAAACACTTTCGGCTCTTACGAGCATAAACTAACCATCTCGGAAATGCCGAAGCACAATCATAGACAGAATGGTTCAACGGATGGTGGTAATGCCACAGGTTATCAAATCGACTACAACAACTCATCACAACCACAAGCAACAAATGTCTTCTCTGAAGACTCTGGTGGTGATGAACCACACAATAACGTTCAACCCTCAATAGTAATCTACGTGTGGCGCAGAGTGTCCTAATTTAAAAAAATTACAAAACAGATAAGGAAATAAAATGGAAGCAAACACAACAGGAATTGGAGCAATTATAGCAGTATTGCATTGGTTGCTTCCAACCCTTATCGGTAGTGCTTTAGCTGTGTGGTATCGTAGAAAGGATATTGTATGGAGTGATAAAAGAACTGTTGAAAAGTTTATAATTTCCTTGATAGGTTTTTTTGCAATCCTTGTTGGTGTTGCAATGGGTGGTGCTTTAGGTAGTGGTGTTATTGAAATATTGAACATTAGCATTTACGGTTTTAGTTTTTTAATCTATATCCTGTGTGGTTTGTCTGCCCTAAAGATTTTAGATTTGTTTATGAAGAATATTGATGTTTGGTTAAACATTGTGATATCAGGGATTACAGATATGGTGGAAGGTATTGTAGATAAACTAACAGGTAAATTCAAATCTAAAAACAAAGACAGAGATGAGGGTATTTAAATGTTAATTTATATTTCAATAATTCAAATATGTCTAATCATTCAAGCTGTACTCCTTTTTGCTTGCGAACTCACCCCAGTATTCTCAGACCATCCTGTTAATGTCCTCCTACGAACAGTATTAGCTATTTGCTTAGTTGCATTATCGTATTACGCACAACTCCTAATTGCAACACCATACGTTGTTGTTTATCTAGTTTTCCTTATTGTGGTGGCCTTAACTGTTTTTGGATTTAAGTACCTCGCACATGAGTATACAAGAAGAAGTAGAAAGCTCAAACGACTTGAAAGAATGAAAGGTGTGAAGAAATGAAAGATGTTTTCGACAAATTAAGAGAAATGTCTGGTGGAAAGCTTTCTCAAAAACAAGTGGATGCTACAAACAAACTTCTCAACTTTGATGAAAACAGTGTTCGTGAGATGTTAGTTGTTGCTGGTGACAAAAAGATGAAAACAAAAAATTTAAACATCATCAAAGAATTTGAAGGTTTAAGACTTTCAGCTTACGATGATGGAGTGGGGATACAAACTATTGGTTATGGTACGACACGTTACCCAAACGGAAATAGAGTTAAACATGGTGATAAGATTACAATAGAGCAAGCAGAACAATATCTTCGACATGACCTAACCAAGTTCGAAGATGATGTAAACTTCCTTGTTAAAGTTCCACTGACACAAAATCAATTCGATGCTTTAACATCTCTTGTCTACAACATCGGTAGTGGTGCTTTCTCAAAATCAACACTACTTAAGAAGCTAAACGCTAAAGACTACAAAGGTGCTGCCGATCAATTCCTTGTCTGGAACAAGGCTGGTGGAAGGACTCTACAAGGTTTAGTTAATCGCAGAGCAAAAGAAAGACAATTATTTTTAAAATAAAAACTAGGAGAGACAAGAAGAATGTCTACATTAAGAATCTCTGATGCACCCTTACTTCCTAATGTTAATGGAACAGAAAAAATCCCCACAGGTGGTCGTGGTGACTACGCAATATCTGTTGATCAAATTAAGACGTTTGCACAAGGCGGTGTACCACAACAACTTGAAGATCACATTAATGATACAAGCAATCCACACCAAGTTACTAAAGACCAAGTTGGTTTAGGTGATGTTGACAATACATCTGATTTAAACAAACCCATTTCCAATGCAACACAACAAGTTTTAGATTTAAAAGCTAATCAATCTACAACCTACACTAAAACAGAAGTAGATGAAAACTTATCCCTAAAGGCTAATAAATCTTACGTTGACGAATCTTTGGCTAGCTTGAGTACACAAGCTTCTAAATTTTACCCAACACTAGCAGAAGCCAATGCTGATATTTCAAACCTTGAAGTCAATCAACCTGTCCAAGTTGGAGAAGCTGGTGAAAATGGTGGACTTTATTACAAAGCCACAGCAGAAGCAACAAGTTTAACTAAAAGTCCTTATGACCCTCTGACACAGGCTAAAGCAGACGCAACCGCTAAATCCAATGCAGCTCAAGCTGCTGCTATCACTGCTGCTCAAGCAGACGCAACCGCTAAAGCTAATGAGGCAGAGCTAAGTGCAAAAACATATACAGATGCAAAAGTCACTCTTAGCGATGAGCCAGACTTGAAACAAGAAATTGATGCCGAGGGGAAGATTTTCTCCCGAACTGATAAAGATGGGAACTTGTTTTTAACTGGGCTGGACGGTAAATCTGTACAGGAAAAGTTTAAATCCTCTCCACAGTATTCTCCAACAACCGAGTCGGATATTTGGTCACTGGAAGACCCTAATGGTTCTATTGTTGCGAGCATTGACAATAGTGGAGGACTACACGTTCCACAAATCAATGGAACAGTTCAAGAAAATATCAGCTTAGTTTCACCAAAGTTTACAAATGTCATTAGAGACAAGAAGCACTTGTTTATCGATGCAGTTCAACCTTATCTAAACAATTTAGTTGCATCTGGTATGGGGATTGCGCCAATTCCATTGAATTTGATGCCTTCAAACTACACTGTGCCGAATTCGATTATTAATAGTTTTAAACTTACTCCACCAACTGGGCGCTTAAAGATCGATACGCCTTATTACAAGGATGATTGGGTAGTACACCCGTTTTTAATCGAGTGTATCGGAACTATGCGTGGCTATCGCTACATTTTGGCAATTAATCCGTACACATTTGAGGCTCACGAAAACCCTGTTATCTATGGCTCAAATGATTTGATTAACTTTGAAATGCTAACTGGTTTTGTACAACCGCTTGATACTCCGCCTGAGGGTGGCTTCTTATCTGATAGCGGGTTTACTTATGACTTGAATCGCGGTGAGTTGATTGTCTACTGGCGAGTTACTCGCAGACCGGCAGATGGTCTTACATATACATCATACTGGTGTAAACGAACCAAGGATTTATATACGTGGACGGATAAGGAGCAATTCTTTCCTGAGCTTGAAAATGGTGTGGATGGCCTGACAAGTCCTGCAATTGCTTTTGATCCGAGAACAAATCTTTGGCACTTGTGGAACATCAAGCAAGCTGGTCAAATTGTACATCGCACAGCATCAGATTTGTTTGGTGAGTGGTCTGAACCTACCGTAGTTCCATCTGGTACGACTGTACCGTGGCATATAGAAGTTCGCTATGTTGGTGACAAGTTTGTGATGTTAATCAATAAGCGTGATCCAGAATCTAATTACTATCTAGCTATTAGCGCAGACGGTGAAAACTGGACGTTTAGCAACGTTCCACTTTTTGATGTGCAGATGGAAGCCCTGTATAAAGCAACGTTCCTTCCAGAGTTTGATGTAAATGATGATCTTTATCTGAATATCTTCTACACCACCAACCATTCCAGTACACCTGATTTAATGCGCAAACTTTTCAACGTAAAAACAAATTCAGTCGAAATTTAAGGAGTCATAAAGATGACATTAATTTTAAAATCCGATCAAATTGCATCAAATTCAATCGGCAATATTTACGGAATCAACGGAGAGCTTGATTTTCAGGTTATGCTTGATTTTAACCGTGGCTTGTATCGTTATAAAGATGCAGGGGAACTCAAAGATATTTCATTGTCACAAGCAATAACGCTGACACGTGCCTCAAAAGCAGAGTATAAGGATCGTTCAGGAGTTGTAAAAACAGCTCAAGCGAATGAACCTCGCATTCACTACATGAGTGATTTAGACGTTCAGGGATTATTAATTGAGGGTGCTCGAACTAATTTGTTTTTGAACCCGAATACACCTGTGACGCAGACAATCCAAATTCCAAACACAGGAACAGTTCAAGCACTTGCTCTTAAGGTTGAAGGCACAGGTTCTGCAACAATGAGTGGTGATGTTACGAATCTGTCACGTACATCAGCAACAGAGGGGAATCCGCAAGGTGCGTTACCGATCTCAGGTCTGTCTACAATCAATGTGACTGTAACAATTACAGGAAATGTAACTCGCTGTCAGCTTGAACGCACACCATCATCAACGGGTGGTAACTATGCGTCAAGTTTTATTCCAGCAGATATTGCGTCAAGAGCTGGTGATGTTGTTGCTTTATCTGAGCTGCTTGCCACAAAGTTAGCAACTGCTAAGACAGTAGTTTGTCAATTTGTCTATCAGGAACGACTTGTTAAAGGCTTTGCGGAGTCAATAGGTGTTGTATCGTTGGAGGATAAAAATAATGCGAAAGGTGGTGTATTTTTAACCCGTGCTTTAGCTGCCACATCAGGGGATGCGACTCAAAAGACAGTTGTTGTGAACCCCGGATCAACATCGATTGCTAAACAGAATGCAATGCCATCGGTTGATTCTAGAAAAGTGACAAGCGTGGTCGCATTTAGTAGTGGAGGTCTGAATACAATTCAGGCTGTAAACGGCTCAACGAAAGAAGTTACAGGGGAGAGTATTGCAATCAATTTCAACAAAATGACGATTGGTGGCGGTGATGGCTTCTCATCAGCAACAGGTGCTGCAGGTGGGATATTAACTCGTCTTGCGATTTATGATCGAAAGCTTACAACGGAAGAAATTGCCAAAATCTCTACATCTTGGTTGTAGTTTATAATTGGAAACAAAGTACTACTATAAGTATTTCTCTTCCGTAAAAACAAAATATTAAAACTAGGAGAGACAATAAGAATGTCTACATTAAGAATCTCCGATGCGCCTTTATTACCAGATGTTAATGGAACGGAGAAGATTCCTACGGGTGGTCGTGGTGATTATACTGTAAGTATTGATCAAATTAAAGAATACACTCGTGATGAATTACCACAACAACTTGAAGAGCACATTAATGATGAAAGTAATCCCCATGATGTCACTAAGTATCAGGTTGGTCTGGGGAACGTTGATAATACCAGTGACATTAACAAACCAATCTCTACTTCAACACAACAAGCTCTGGATTTAAAAGCTAATCAATCCTACGTGGACGCAGCTCTATCAAATTTAAGTACACAGGCTTCAAAATTCTACCCAACACTTGTAGAAGCAAATGCGGATATTGCAAATGTTGAAGTTAATCAACCAGTCAATGTAGGTGAGTCCGAGAATGGGGGATTGTGGTATAAGGCAACAGCAGAAGCAACGACTTTAACAAAAAGTCCTTATGATCCGTTAATGCAGGCTAAACTTTACACAGACAACAGGTTTACCGAGGTTGTAAACACGCCAGCTACAGACCTATTCCTATCTACAAGCAAGATCAATCAGGCATACATTAACGCTTCAGGCGCGCAAACAGCATCAACCAACTGGTCATGCTCTGGATTTCTTCCAGTTAAATATCGTGATGTTATTGACTATTCTGCGACAACAAATAACCTTGTCTCAACAATAGCGGCTTATGATGCTAATAAAAACTTCTTGCGTCATTTAGTGCCTCTTGCACCTAATTCGAGCTTGGTTGTTAAAACGGGGTCAGTAGAGATTCCTACTGATGTTAAATTTGTCCGAGTTTCATATTACTCTGCAAATAGTACTGCTTATTTCTTTATGTATAAGCCATTTCAAATTGAAACCGATCTTTTAAATAGCAAAGAGATTTCCGATGATGTCTGGAGTGAAATCACCGCCAAGCCTAATTTGTTTAATCCATCTACTGCGAGCGACAACCAAGTCCTCTTGAATAATGTTTTAACAAGTTCAGGAACGTGGTTTGTTTCAGATTTTATTCCCGTTATCCCTAATGAATATTACACAACAAACGGAACTGCTGGAGGGGCTGTATCAGCAGGGATTCACTACTATGATGCGAATAAGACTTTTATTAATTATGGCGGGAAAAATGTCGCGGGAACTCCATTTTTAATCCCATCTGACGTATCATTCATACGAGTAAACTATACAAAGTCCGCAAGTCAAACGATAGCTGATACAGTTCTGTCACAAGGTCGAGTTGCTGAAAAATACGGTTTGCTTGAAGATAAAATTATTGAAATCTCTGGCGAAAATGGCGGTGGTACTCAGAAATACAGCGGTATGACCTTGATGACTATGGGGGACTCAATTACCTACGGATCAACGACACCGTGGACTTATCCAAGCAAGGTGGCTGCCACTCTTGGAATGATCTTAAATAATGTTGGAGCCAGTGGTACACGTATTCGCTATGCCTTCACCAAAACTACGCCAACATCTCTGCTTGAAGCCGATATTGTTACGATTGCTTATGGAACAAATGACTTCAAGATTGAAACACCGTTAGGCACAATTTCCGATACACCAACGCCAAGATCATTACTTGATGATCCAACCTATAAGGCAAACGAAAGTACAGCAGGAAGTTTTTATGCTGACTATAAGGGAGTGATTGAGAGCGTATTTGCTGCAAACCCTTACGCAAGAGTTATGCTTATTACGCCTATTCGCAGAACCCAAGCAGCCGGAACAGGAACGGATACAAACAGTCTTGGACACAAGTTGATAGACTATGTGAATGCAGTGAAAGAAATTGCTCAGTATTACTCTTTGCCTGTGTTAGATAACTACAATACAAGTGGATTTAATCAAGTCACTATGCCTGTATGGTTGAGTGATGGACTACATCCCACCGAATGGGCACAACAAAATGTCATGGCTCCTAAAATTTCTGGATTTATTGAATCTAATTAACCAACAAACCACCACCGACCCTGATCTTTAATTAAAACACAACCTCATAATCTTCGGATTGTGGGGTTTTTTAATGCCTTTCAGGTTTACATTCAAACAAAACAGTGGTAAATTTAACACACTTTAAAATATTCGGAGATTTGTAATGAGTGTTAATGCTACACGTTTTGCGTGGGAATGTGACTTGTCAAAAACAACTAAGAGAAGTGCTAAACGACTTGTTCTTTTAGCTTTAGCAGATCGTGCAAACAAAGAGAACACTTGCTTCCCATCAATTGCAAGAGTTGTTAAAGATACTGGTATGGATAGAAAAACTGTTATGAACACAATTAATGACCTTATTACTCTAGGTCTTGTTTCTGACACAGGTGAACGTAAAGGGGGAACTAATCAAGTTCGAGTATTAAAGATTAATGCTGTTAAACAAGAAAGTTATCCACAGGTAGATAAAGAATCTCCAAATAAACAGGATGAAATTTCCAAAGAAACAGTGGTAAATTTACCAATAAACGGTGTGGAATTTCCTAGTAACGGTGGTAAATTTGGGACACAGAATCTAAAAGAATCTTTAATTAAATCTAAAAATAATCTTAACAGCGAAAAAGATTTTAATTTAGATGAAGAAATTGTTTTAAAACCAAAACAACGAGATTTTATTGAGTGTGGTGAAATCGTTGTTAGAGATTTGCTTGAGAGCTTAAAAACAGCGCCTAATAGCTCGAATGTAGAGGTAGGTGGTAAATGTGTACATGAACAACAAAACAACGCTGTAAAGAGCTTACACAGCAATATACAGCAACAAAAGAAACAATGGATTCCAAGACACTTGTACGCTGAACACATGAAACAGAAACGTATTGATGAACAACTCAACAAAGAACCATTTATCCCTAAGAGTATGATTAAAGGCTGGAAAGATGGTATGAAAGGCAACCCTCATGCGACAAAAGGTATTCCTGATTACTTGTTAAACAACCCAACTCTTGCTAAGATGTTGAAGATGAAAGGTAAGAGTACAAACACCAATGTTTGATGTATTTAGGAGATGTTATGGATAAAGTCGTAGAGTATAAGATTGAACGACGTATTGAAGATGTTGTAAAGAATCGCAAGTGGTTATTTTTGTGTGAATATGAGAAAGTCCCTGTTTGGTGTTTAGTAAAGTACACTTCTGGTACTCGTTATGATTTTGACAATTACGGATATTGTGATCCTGTTGATTATCATCACCAAGAGGTTTTACTTAAATCACAAGATGAAGATTACATTAAAAAAGAGTTTAAGAATTTTACGGAAGGGTTAAAATGATTGAGGAGAATGGTATGTTCTGTCCAACGTGTAACACAAAGATGTTAACTAGAAATGGTAAATTTGGTGAGTTCTACTACTGTCCAGAGCAGCACGTGTGTAAACAAAAAACAATCACTAAGTTGAAAAATACGTGTGATTTGAACGATTCGAGTGGGTTATATTCTTTGGCTAGAAGTGGTGAAGTTAACGAGTTCAGTCAGAGCTTACACGAGATTCACATGTTAGCTGTAAAAGAGCACATTGATTGGTGTATTAGTCAATATTTTTACGAAGATTGAGTGACTGTTTAATATGAACAAGATTTTTGAAACCTTGAAAAATAAACTTCTAAGTGAAATTAAAGTAAGTCCTTATATGGACACAGTTCTTCTTCACCTCGTTCAAAAAGGATATTGGAGTGAAATTACTATTGATTACTTCCCTAATAAAAATGTAGTCAACTTAAATGGTAAACCATACGCTGCCGTACATCATGGTAGAATATTAGAGAAAGACTTATTTGTATATGGTGTAGATTTGAATACAATTGAATATGTCAAACCTCGTATAGAATATTTAGGAGATATTTTAAAATGAAAGTCTGCTATTTCTTGGATGATGAAAGAGTTTACAATGATGTAACTTGGATTAGTTATCCTGATAATGTTGAACAGTTTAGAACCTTTAGAACATCATCTCAAATGATTGAGGATATTATTCGATATAAAGATGTTATTGATTTTAAGAACACCTTATTCAGCTTAGATCATGACTTACAAGAGTTTACTGAAAATGGTGAGCTTACAGGTTACTCTTTTACGAAATGGTTAGTAGATTTCTTTATTGATAACAACATACCAAGTGATCATCTCAATGTAGTGGTTCACAGTAAAAATCCTATTGGTAAAAAGAATATTGAAACTTATATTAAAAACTTTAAGGAGATGTTTTAAAATGATTAAAGATTTAATTGGTAAATACTGTTTGGTTTACATGACACCAAGTAAGATAGAATTTAGGCCAGAGATTAGCGTTATTACAGGTGTTAGTAAAAATTATGCAGATAGTTATGTGATATTGGACAATGACATTTACAGTAGTTACCACATACGAGGGTTGTTGGTTTCTGATAACATAGAGAAACTAGAGAACCTACTAGAAGTTCAGGGAGAATACTTAGAAGAGTTGCATACTCTACGAAATAAGATTCACAACTTAAAGAAGCACCACTCAATCGAGATGATTAAGATTATTAAGGAGATTAATAAATGCAAGTAATGAGATTTAACAACGCTAGTAATTGGGTTAGAGGGTTTTACTCTAAAGAATACAACGAATCTGACATTATTGAGATGGAAGGTTCTGTTATCTGTAAAATGTTTCTGGACAAAGAGAGGGGTTATGGTTTTGAAGATTACATATTAGTCTACAACAGAAATAATACAGGTTGGTATGAGCTGACAAGAAATGTAAGGTTAGATTTGTTTTTGAATGAGAGTTTTACTTATGCTTTTATTAAGGAGATTAAAGAATGAATTGTGGTTGGTATGAAATTATGGATCGTATTTCTGTTATTCAGAATACGTTAGAGGACAGTGTAAGACACCATCAAGAAGCTGATGAACATCTACAACAGTTTATTGACTCAGCACAAGAGATGTTAAGTGAAGCTTATCAATATGCTGGAGAGAAGTGGGGTGAGAGTTGTAGAGATTTTGAGGAGGGTTATGAATGAGTGGATACAATAAAGCAAAGAAATTTATAAACAAACATGGTGTTGAATTTACTTTGAATTGGTTAAGTAAGAATATCGCACATACTCCGACACATGGTAAGTATGTTGATATTGATAGTGAATTAAATCCAAAGGGCATTATTAGTACAAATCAGTACGGTGGGTTTCATGTAGAGCATTTGGTTAAACTTACTGGTTATAAGTGTAATGTTTGATAATATTATTTCTGAGGATATTAAGATGGGTTATGAACAACCAAGCATAGAAGATGCAATCAATTATATTGCTGACTTTGGTGGATATGAGAAGGCATGGACGTTGCGTAGTAGAGCATGTTTCTTAACAGCGAAAGAATACTATTACCACAAGGACTGCTTATTTACTTTTATTGAATGGTTTGGTGAGGAATAATATCTTGAGTAACACAGAGAAATGCTTAGTCGAAGGTTGTGATGGTGTGTACGTTACTAAGGTGATTAAAGTAATAGAACGTAGGAACGGTAAGAAGATTAACGTAGCTGAATCTATCTGTAATCATTGTGGTGATGATCAAGATGAAAGGTTAGTTAAATTTATTAGAGAGAATTTATAGAAGTTAGAGGTAGTAACAGTAGTATTTAATATTTTATTATTTATATAATCTATTACTGCTATTTCTGTTACTTAAAGTTTAATCTTATAGAGTTATTCTTTAGTATCCAAATAACTTATCAGTTATTCGTTGCATTCTTATCAGAATGCCCATTAAGGATTATGACTATTATCGTCTAAAAGAAAGTGACCAAAGAAAAATTCACTATACTCTTGTCAAGATGTAAATCCAAGTGTTTTATTGTAGTAAATTGTAACAACCTTTAATATCAAGAGTTTAAGTGTATTTTTAAAACAGTTGATTTGTTTATTGAAATAGTGCATAATTAATTAAATATTAAATTAAATAGGTGTTTTATGTTGTATGATAAATTCGATAAGAGTAAAAAAACTTTGCTATAGATGCTTGAATTTCGATATACCTAAAATAAAGAAAGGTAAGGATAAGTGGCGTAGACACTACTTCGTTTGTTGTAAGAAATGTGGTTGCAAGGTTTTCTTTAGTTGATTGGAGATAGTAATGTTTATTGTTAAAGAAGAAAAGAGTTATGGTGATACTATTCGTGTCGAGTATGTGAGTGAACGAGTAGCTAAACTTTTTAATTTTGATAAAGAGAAGATTCCACATTACCTGTGTGGTTTTTATATTAAGGTGAGTAAATAATGAAAAAGACTAACACAGTGATTCACATTGATGCTGATAAATTCTACGATATGGTTATGCAAGGTTTTACTAACTTCCAAGATTTTATTTTAAATAATGGTGGAGCTAATCTTACAGTTGAAGAATCTTACAATGAATTGTTAAAATCTTATGAGAATAGAACTTTGTTTGGTAAAGTTTTCGGGAAGAAGTTGAAAACTTTTGAAGAATACTCTAAAGATTACAGTCCAAGTAAAAACTATAAGGATTACTTGAATCGTTACGATCATTTTCATGATACTGATCAGAGATTCTTGCGATTAGAACGTGTTACATCTAGTGTTATTAAAAACAATGCTATTATTGATGTATCAATTTCTGATTACGATTTTGTTTTAAATTGGATTGACAATAGTGATGATTTCAATGTACAGTATAATTCATGGTTGTATTGAGTTCCTCAACACGATGTATTAAACAAGTTAATTTAGGAGAGTTTTATGTGGGTTATGATTTTAATGACGAATTGGTTTGGTCATCACGATTACAACGGTTCAACTGCAACACCTGTATCTGTAACATCTATTGAGTTTTCTTCCAGAGAGAGTTGTTTGTCAGCATCTAAATTTCTTCGTGCGAACAACAAGAAAGTTTACAGTGCAAATTGCGTTAAAAAGTAATCAAGGAGAGTCTTAATGAATAAACAACAATTTACTAAAGCTGTTATTAAAGAGTATCAAGAACAGACAGGTGATTATATTGCTAAAGATGATTACCAATACGAACCAATCGTAAGTAAGATTCATGCACTATTTCATAAAGGTGTTTCTATTGAAGAAGCTGTAGATGAATTAGATCAATTCATTGATAATATGTGAGGGTGTTAATTCATGAACAACGGTCAAGATAAAGAGTACAAAGAGATTCAGAAATTCTTTGAAGGGTTGCAGCAAGTGGGCGGTTGTCTTAAACGATTACAACTTGAAGATAATTCTTATTTTATTGATATGCGTAATAGTGAGTTTGAGTACATTACGAATGTTATTGAGTTAACTGATACACATAACTTTAAGAAATTTTACAAGCGTGTAAATGAGCATACGTTTATATTAGGTGGTGTTAAAGTGAGACGAGGGATTTAAAGGTTGAAAGAGAAATACAAACAAGCCTTTATGGATATGACTGAGGTGTTCTCTAAGACCTCTGAGGCGCGTAGATTGAAGGTGGGTGCTACCATAGTACAGGATGGGAGAATCATCTCTCTAGCGATCAATGGTACGCCTACAGGGTGGGATACAAATGCTTGTGAGGATGAAAATGGGGAGACATCTTGGTTTGTATTCCACGCAGAACGGCAAGCATTAAATAAACTTCGTAAGAGTCATGAGAGTTGTGTTGGTGCTTCAATGTTTATTACACACAGTCCTTGTAAGTTATGCAGTTTGGAGATTATTGATTCTGGTATTAAAGAAGTGTTCTACAAATACGACTACAGGGATTCAACTGGTGTGGAGTTGTTAAAGAAGTATGGGATAAGAGTTGAAAAGATGTGTTGAGTTGTGTAGAATTGGTTCATTAGTTTTAGGAGAGTAATATTGGCTAATTATTTTAAATACCCAACAACGAATTATGAGACTATTGAGTTAAAGAAAAAGTTAAAGCACAATCAATCTCGTATTAAGCGAATTACTAAGTTGGTTAAGTTTAATCTGGAGTTATATAAGTTGGTTAAATCTGATGAACATAACCTATTTAGTGATCATGTTGGTAAGACGTGTAGTTACTCTAAAAGCATCTTAAGCACTGTTGAAGAGCTTATTGATTGCAAATTGGATTTAGTGTTTGAGTGTGATAAAATTGGGTTGGAGATTCAGCGCAAGCGTCAAGAGATTAGTGATAACCTGTATGATTGTTCTTATTTAGGAGAATAACAGTGATTAAAGATGTAGAAAGTTTAAAGTGCATTAAGGTTTATATTGGTAAGCAATTAAAAGACCTTGCCACTTGGGATGATGTGGATGAAAGCGAAGTTAATGCTCGTATTGATGAGTTACAGTGTTTAGAAACTTACTTGGATTTCTTAATTGCTAAAGATACGGATACATTAGATAAATATTACGATAAGATGTTCGGTAAGGATTAAAATTTAGTTGTAATTAAATTTCTGGAGAAAGGTTTTGAGTGTTTGGTTGTTTGATGAATCTTCTAATGGTGAAAGATTTTACTATATTAAAGAGTGGAAGGGTCACGATGTTTCTCATATTGATTTCAATGTAAAGGGAAACTATCAATGTTTATCTTGTGCTGAACAAGGACTTGATAATAGTTGTAATAATCTTCATGTATTTGGATTGGATAGCGATGGTAAACCATTAGGTGCAAAATGCTTTAGAGAAGATCATTTTACGATTCCATCACTTAGTTATGTGGAGGAAGATTTAGATAATTCTGGGAGAAAAAAGTTGAACAAAAGTGTTATTAATAACAGTGTTAAAAGTCGAGTTAAACGATTAGGTAAAGGTGTTAAAGAGAAGTTTATTACTCAAGAAGAAATTGATAAGATCGAGAGTAATACAGTAGATACATTGAGTGTAAAATATCGAGGTCTACAACGATATAATGATGTTTCTCGAAAAAATGGTATTCGATATGAAATCGAAGATGATAAGGTGGTAAAAATGTATGTACCATTTTATTACTTTGATGGTGAGAATCGTCATTTAACTGGTTATCAGGTTCGAGTTGTAGCAGATAAGAAATTTTATACAATTGGATATTCTTCTGTAGAAGTAAACGAGTGGGTTGGTAAGAGTTATAATCCTAAAGTTGCTGATACTTTGATTATTGTTGGTGGAGCTATTGATTATATAACTACTCAGGGAGCAATCAATGATTTGATGACTAAATATAAGACTCATAACATCAATGTTGTATCAACTACTATTGGTGAGCAGAGTGTTGTTGAAAGTATTCGTTCTGATTACGATTGGGTAGTATCTCATAAGAAAATTATCCTTGCTTTAGATAACGATGATGCTGGTTGGAAAGCTATTGATGCAGCTTTATCTGTTCTACCATCCGAACAGTGTTATACGGCTAACTTTGGTGAATTAAAAGACCCTGCTGAATACAAGTTGGACAGTCTGCGACTAGCGCAAGATATTTATTGGAATGCTCAACCAGTTGATGACTTTGGTATTATGGGTGCTGATGAGTTGTTTGATGAAGGACTCCGAGTTTTAAATCAAGAGAAAATCAAGTTCCCTTATTTTCTTAAAGATTTAGCTAAGTTTTTCACTGACGGTGAAATTGGCTTAGGTGAGTGGGTCAACGTTATTGCTGCAACATCGTCAGGTAAATCAACTATTATCGATGCTTGGAAAGATGGTTGGATTGATACCTCCCCTTATAATCAGTGTGTAAACTCTTTTGAAGCATCTAGTGGTCGATATGGTATTAAAGAAGTATCAGCTATGGTTGGTAAGAATATCATTCAGATTTCAGGTAAGCAAAACCGTATTGATTTTTACGAGAGTCAACGTCAAAAATACATGGATCGAGTTATTGGTGAGGACGGTAAACCTAAATATTACTTTATCTCAAAAGTTCCAAAGAGTATTGAACAGTTTAAAAAGATGTTATTGCGTCTTGTTAAGGTGGAGAATGTTAAGGTCTTTTGGATTGACCCTGTACTTTCGTTAAAAGCAATGTGTAATACTGATAAGGACTTTAACGACTTATTGGTTTGGATTGATCAGAACATTCGGCTAGAACACGATGCGCTCGTTATTACAGTTCAACATACTCGCAAAAACTTATCTTCTGGTAAGAATGCTTCTCAAGGTGGTGAGCTTGCGGAGGAGGATGGTGAAGGTAGTCGTATGTTGATTTCATTAGCTACAGTGAACATTGGTATTGAGCGAAACAAAGAAGCTGTTGATGATATTGAGCGTAATACAACTTTAATTAGTTTGTTTAAAAACCGAACTGATCAACGAACAGGTCGTCATATTGCTAAATTATTTTATCGCTCTAAAGCCAATAGACTGTACCCGTATTCTGACGCAAGCGCAGCAGGGTTCTTTGTTGATGATATTGGTAAGAATGTTGAAGATATTGATATTGATTCCGGATACTCATTAGATTTAATTACAAGCAATCCAGATGAGTACGAGAATGTCCAAAGTAACTATGTAGAAGATGATGTAGAGTTACCTGATTGGTAATCTTAATTTCTTAAACGGGAGGTCGAAAGACCTCTTTTTATTTATGGAGAAATTGTGGCAAATATTAGAAAGTATCATGCTGTTGAAATGTGTGAGAATTATAATGTAAGATTAATTAAAGAGGTTGGTAGGTACTTATATGTGGAAGACCAGAATGGTTTTGCTCATAAACTACTTAGGGATATGATGGGTAGAGGTACTACTGGTTTGGGTATGAAGTCAGCATTAGATAAAAACAACTATTTCTTATTTAAGTTAAGAGAAAAATTTCAAGACATTGATGATCGTTGTGATTTTTCAAAATTTAATTATGTTAAAGCGTTGGAATATACGACTGTAACCTGTAAAATTCATGGTGATATTAAAACAAAACCTAACTGGTTGATGAATAATGGTATGAGTTGTATTGAATGCTGTAATGAAGAAAAGAGGAAACCAGTACTAACAACTGAACAGTATATTGAAAACGTTAAGAAGAAACATGGTGATAGATATGATTATTCTAGGACTGTATTTAAAGGTGCTAGAGAGATTGTTACTGTTGGTTGTCCTGAGCACGGTTGGTTTGATGTTGTTGCGTATTATCATCATAATGGAAACGGATGTCAAAAATGTGGTTTAATTACTGGTGGGTATGGTAAGAGTGACTATGTTAGGGTTTGTGGTGAAAGAAGTTCAAATGTTTATTTATTAAAACTAAGTAATGACACTGAATTGTTTTATAAGATAGGTATATCACTAAACCCTCATTCTAGAGCTAATGATATTAGAAAAGACACGAATAACATGTATAATGTTGAGTTATTACATTCACAGGAGTATTCTTATTCAGGAGATTCTTGGGATGTTGAGAAGATTTTACATACTGAGTTTGTCGAAGATTCATACAAACCTTTAATTAGTTTTGATGGCGAAACTGAGTGTTTTAAGTTAGACCCTAACGATGTTGTTAAGTTGCTTGAATTGTTAGGTTAAGTTTGATAACATAGTGCAAAATTAAGGAGGAAGTAATGATTGATTTATATAAATATCCTTTTATAATCAATGACATAATCTACGACTGTGAAACTTTCCCAAACTGCTTCACACTAGCTTATGTTTATGCAGATGGTTCTAAAGAGGGTGTTTTTGAGATTTCAGATAGAAAGGTGGAATTACAAGAGCTTCTTTCTTTCTTTCGCATGTGTAAAAAAGAAAATAAGCGTCTAGTGGGCTTTAATAATCTAGGGTTTGATAGTTGCGTAATTCATTGGATTATTGGTCGAGCAAAGAAAGCCAAACAAGAGGGTAAGAAGTTAAACCTGACATCTTCTACTATCTACAAATACGCAATGAAAGTTATTGATAGTCATCGTGGAGAAGGTTTTGGAATTAGTGTTAAAGACTCTGATGTTGTTATTAAACAGTTAGATTTATTTAAGATCAACCATTATGACAATAAAGCTAAAATGACTTCTTTGAAGTTGTTAGAGTTTAACATGCGTCTTGATAGTATTGAGGATTTACCTTTTCCTGTTGGAAAGAAGTTGACGAATTCTGAGATTGAAACTCTTGTTGAATATAACTTCTCAGATATTTACGCAACTAAAAAGTTTTACGAGTTTTGTTTGGATGCTATCCTGTTTCGTGAGGATTTAACAGTCAAGTATGGTTTTGATTGTACAAACCTAAATGATTCAAAGATTGGTGAGCAGTTCTTTATGAAGCGTATTGAGGCTGAAAACCCTTACGCTTTCTATGACCATTCATCATCTGGTAAGCGAGTAATGCGTCAAACAAAACGTGATCGTATTGTTGTTAAAGATTGTTTATTTCCTTATATTCGATTTAAGCGACCTGAATTTAAAGCGATTCACGATTGGTTAAAAAAGCAAGTTATTACGGAAACTAAAGGTGTTTTTTCTGACATTGAAGAACACTTACTAGGTGATGTATCAAATCATGCTGAGATGGTTACTAAGCGTGTTAAGTTTAAGGGTAAACCTACTGAAGAAGATATTGCATTATTCAAGAAAGATCATCCTATGGGTTGGGTTGTTGAAGAAGAACTTAAAGCAATGGAGATTGTTCGAGATACTGATGGTAACATTGTTAAAGAAGAGTATATTGATGAAAAAGGTAAGACTAAACTTCGTAGTGTAAAAGTACCTAAGAAGTCTTACTATGGTTGTTATAATGTTGCTGAGACATTAAACGTTGTAATTGATGGGTTTAGATATGACTATGGTGTGGGTGGAATTCATGGCAGTGTGTGTGGTGTGGTTGCTGAAGATAGTGATCATTACGTGATTGACCTTGATGTTGCTTCGTACTACCCAAATATGGCTATTAGTAATAGAATTTATCCAGAACACCTTAGTGAAAAATTCTGTGATAGTTATGAGGACTTCTACAAAGAACGCGGTAATTATGCTAAGGGTACTGGTGAGAATTTGGCAATCAAACTAGGATTGAATGCTACATACGGAAACTCAAATAACCAATACTCCCCTTTTTATGATCCGAAATATACAATGTCGATTACGATTGGTGGACAGTTGAGTTTGTGTATGCTGGTTGAAAGGTTGATAGAAGTTTGCTCTATTAGAGTTGTCCAAATTAATACAGACGGTGTGACCTTTAAGATACCCAAATCTAAGCTTGATGAAATGAAGATTCATGTAGAAAGATGGGAGAAGGTTACAGGTCTCACTATGGAAGATGCTTATTATTCATCAATGCACATACGCGATGTAAATAACTATCTAGCAATCTACACGAGTGGTAAGGTTAAATATAAAGGTGCTTACGAGTTTCTACCATTTATTAATCAGGAGCTTGGTGCAATGCACAAGAATCATTCAGCTACAGTTATTCAAATGGCAGTTGCTCATGAGATTGTTGATGGTGGAGATGCTATTTCTTTTATTAGGAATCATGACAATCCTTTTGATTTTATGTTGCGTACTAAAGTTCCTCGTTCTAGTCGATTGGTGTTAGAAGTCGATGGTGAAGATATTGAGCAACAGAATATTTGTCGATATTATCCTTCTGAAAGTGGCGGTAAACTTGTTAAAATTATGCCTCCATTAGTTGAAGGTGGTGAAGATCGTAGACTTAGTATTGAGAGTTCGTATAAGGTTAAAACGTGTAATAACATGAAAGATTTCTCTTGGGATATTAATTATGATTATTACATTAATGAAGTTCAGAAACTCTTAGAACCATTTAAAAAGGAGGTTTACAAATCAACATCTACATCCTAACTACCGACAATCAACACTTCATAGTGGATGAGGGCTTATCGCCCTCGGTTGCTACGAGGTTGTGTAAAAGATATAATGATACATGGGCTTGCAAGTCGTCAGACTTGCGCTTAAAATGTATTAAAGGGTATTGTGTTTCAGATAAAGATGATTTAACATTAGCTCAAGTGAAACGTTTAGTTAAACAACAATTGGAGAAATAATGAATAAGCAAGAGTATGAAAGTTTAAAAAGTGGTGATAAACTGAAGATTGTTTCTTTAGATTACACTAATGTTGGTGACTCTAATCTGGAAATAGATAAGGTTGTGGAGTTCTGTAGGTTTATCGAAGATTGCGGAATGGATTTACAGGTTTATTGTGATAATGAGTTATGGTCGATTTCATCAAAAGATGTTGAGGTTGTTAGAGATGAGATCGACTATAAGGTTGGCGATGAGGTTGTTTTCATAAAGTATGATGACAGTACGAAATGGGAAAATATGTATGGGGGGGTTGTTGGAGAGAAGTATCAGATCAACCGCATTCGCTCAAAGGATTCTATACACTTAGAAACCACTAATGGGCGGATATTTGTAGTGGGCGTTGATCAGATTAAGAAGGTTGGAAGCGATGAAAAATCAGAACAAGATGATTTACCAGTATCAGTTTTAACTAAACCATTAATTGACAACTCAAATGAATCTGAAAAGACACCTATTAAATCAGATGGTGGAAGTAGTAGTTATTACTTTACAAAACTACCTCAACATATGATTGATAAAATTGTTGAAAAAGGTGGAATTGAAATCAAAGACATTACACGCTATGTATACGATAATGATTCTGATTGCAAAGACATCACTAAAGCCTTGAAGCGTATTCAGGAATGGAAGAAAGGTGGTGGTAAGCAAGGTATTGATGCTTTATACGATGCTAACAAGATTATATTCTTTGCTGAAGAACTTCGTGAAAGTATTAAGAATGACTTTGGTGATAAATTAAATTAAATATTTTATAAAAATGTATTGACACGTATTTCGTATTTGTCTACAATACACCACATAGAGATTGCAGTGGAATATCATTAACCCTTTTGTGATTTACATATAAACTACTGCAATCTCACACACAAACACCTATTGAATTTAGACTCTATGTTTAAATCTCTAGGTGTTTTATTATTTTTATTTAAGCAGAACATAAAGTTCTATAAACATGCCAATAGGAACTGTTAATGTCCTATTCAATTATTCTATGGAGGAATACATGGCTAATTCAGTAAATGTTAATTTTGAACAAGGTATTATCGAGAACGCTGTTCTTTATTATACGAAGATTAAAACACCATCTTTAAAGTTCGGTAGTCAAACAGAACGTGAGTACACAGTAGATGTTGTTGTTGATAAAGCTACAGCTAAAGCGTGGAACAAACAATTTCCTAAGCAAAAAGCTAAAGAGCTTGATAATGATGAGTTCTTGGAGAAGTTTAAATCTGAGAAAGTTCCTTTTGATGGTGATGAGCAATTCGTTATTAAGATGAAGAAAGCTGCACAGTATAAGGATAAAACTACAGGACAACTTGTACCAATCCCTGAACAATACATCCCTCGTGTATTCTTATCAGATGGTGAAGGTAATCTTGAGGATATTACTTTTGATAAGCTGGTTGGAAATGGCAGTGTTGGTACGGTTCAATTCCAAACTAATTCAAATGACTTCGGTACATTTGCTAAACTACAAGCTATTCGAGTTGATGATTTAGTAGTTGTTGAGCAATCTGCTTCTGGTGGTGCTAACTACAATGTTCTTGGTAATGTTAAAAGCTTGGCTGAAGCTCCAAAGCAAGCACAACAACAAGAAGTAGTTATTGGTTCTACATCAGATGATGACGATGATTTCTAATAATTGTTAAGTTAAACTTAGGGAGCTTACTTCGGTTGGCTCTTTCTTATAGCGCCATTAGCTCAACTGGACAGAGCAATACCCCTCTAAGGTAACGGTTGTAGATTCGAGTTCTACATGGCGCACCAAACATATTTTAAGGAACAAAACACAATGGCTAGAAACCCTTATGACAATAGGCGTAGTACAGCAGTTGTCACAGTAAATAGTAGTTTCATTCTCCAAGAGTTTAAAAGGAACATCTCTAAAGGATTTTATGGTGATAAAGAGCTTGAGCGTTTAACTCGTAGGTTGATTATGGAGTTATGGCGTAGAGACCCTGCATTGTTAGAAGATATTACAACATTATCTCGTCAGAAATATTCAGCTTATATGCAAAAGAATTATGGTGGAGTTAACTTCAAGAAAAACCTTATTAAAGAGATTAATGAGAGAAAACTTAAACGTGCTCAAGAAGAGAATGAGAGACGTATTAAAGAGAATGAAGAAGAAGTTTTAAATTCAATTGATGAAATTTTAGGAGATATTGAAAGTGAATGATATTGTTTATGATGAACAAAAGATTGGTGAAATGTTTCACAGTTTAGATTTGAAACAACTTGAATACTTATACGATGTTCTATCTTTGATTATTGATCAACGTGTTATTGATGGAGATAACATTTCGCACCTCAATGTGGAGAATAACTAATGAGCAGTCAATATTTTGAAAGCCTTGTTCATTGTGTTGGTAAGGAAATGGCTAAAGAATCTTGGGTTAATGAAATTCGCAAGAAGTATGAGTTACCAGATTTTCTACCTCCAATGCACATGTTACCACAGCGAAAAGAAATCCTTAAGAGAATGCACCAGATGTATCCAGATGATTTGCACATTGCTAAAGAATTAATTAAAGAGATGGAGAAAGTGCAATGAGTGATGTAAAGTTGTACGAAGTATCTTGTTCTGTAAATTTCTACATTGAAGTGGAAGAGAATAACGAGGATGATGCTGAATCATTGGTTATTGAGCATTTAGAGAGTAGAGGTTTGTACGACCTAACAGTGTGCACTTCGCCAATCACTATTGATAATGTTAAGGAGATTAAATAATGAGTGATAAGTTAAACGATTATGAAGCAACCATAACTCTAACATTTAAAGTTAACGTTGAGGCAAAGAATGAAGATCTTGCTGAAGAGAGTGTATTTGATTTTTTGGGTGATTTGAGTACAGTGGATGCTGATAATACAGAGATTGATATTAAGGAGATTAAATAATGAGTTTTATTGAGATTACACAAGAACAATTAACCAGTGTTGTTAAGCAAGAGTTTCAGCGTGGTAAAGCAGGGCGACCTTCTGCTAAAGAAAAAGATACACAGGCAATGGATGACATTTTGACATCAAAAGAAAAACGTGAAGCTTTAGTGTTTCAGATTAAACGTTTAGCTAAAGATATTGAATTGCAGAAGCAACGCGCTGAAGGGTTACGTGAAGATATTAAAGCTAGTGCTGAGAACTTAGGATTATCTGTTGCTAAGTTTAAGAGTTTAATCTCTGATTATGATAGTGGTAATCTGACAGATATTATTCAAGAGAAAACTTCTTATGTTGATGTTCTTGAGGTTGTTAAAGAGCTTACGGATAAAGAATCCGCAAGTAACACAACTGATGACGAGGAAGATTGTGATTAAACGTAAACATTTAAGCCGTAAAAACTTACCATTAAAGTACAGTATATTAACACCCTTCTTTGCGTATATGTTCTTTGACTTCTACGCACTACCAATGTGGGGTTTTGCAATCTTTATGACTTTGTGGGTGTTAATTTTCATCTCGGTAATTATCACAAATGTTTCAGCCACAGAGGTTGAGTTGAAAGATTAACCTAAAGGTTTCTGAAAGTATTGAATTAAATTCAAAAGCCCTGAGAGAAATCTTGGGGTTTATTTATTTCATAAAGGAGAAAGTTTTGACAAATAAACAGTTCCAGAGTGCTGAAAAGCAATTCCCAATTAAAGAGTGGTGGGATGTGGAATACCACCCAAAAGACATTCCTCGTAAAGAATATAAAGAGGGTGATGTTGTTTTAGTATTTGATGCAGACGTTTTTTGCTATCGAGTAGCAGCTATGGTAGATAACAGATTTGTACGTATCACTAATAGCAAAGGAATCACTAAAGATTTTAAGCATCGCACAGAGTTTAAAGAATGGTGTGAGAAAAAAAGTAAAGATTTTAATGATTACACAGTTGAAGATATTGTGGAGTCAGAACCGTTAAGTTATTGCCTAAACACGCTGAAACAAGCCTTGAAGGTTGCTATGCGTAATTCTGGAGCAACACATGCAGAACTATATGTAGAAGGAAGTGGAAACTTTAGGAATAAACTACCATTGCCAACAAAGTACAAAGATCGTGAGGGTAACTACCGACCAACTTATCTGAAAGAGTGCAAAGATTTTGTTCTTAAGGCTCTAGATGGTTATCGTGTTTGCTCTGTAGAGACAGACGATTTCGTTCAAATCAGAATGTATGAGTTGCATAGGCAAGGGATTAAAGCTATCACTTATGGAGTTGATAAAGACTTCTGGCAAGAGTGGAGATATGACCCTCTGGTGTACAACCCTATGACCTGTGAGGTTAAGCAATATAAGGGTGGTATTGGTGAGTTATGGGAAACCTCGTATGGTATCAAGGGTAGTGGCTTGGTTTGGTTGCTTTTCCAGCTCTTGTTGGGTGATGTTGCCGACT